TTGTACAACAATGACTTTAGAAAGTTCATCGAATACAACATACAAGATACCGCACTACTGGACAAGCTGGACAAAAAGCTAAGATTTATTGATCTAAGTAACGAACTTGCACACGCAAATACTGTTTTGCTACAGACTACAATGGGTGCAGTTGCAGTTACAGAACAAGCGATTGTTAATGAAGCACATCACAGAGGACTACAAGTTCCTAACAGACCTAGACGTGACGACACAGTAAACACACAAGCCGCTGGCGCATATGTAGCATTTCCTAAGAAGGGATTGCACAAATGGATTGGGTCAATGGACTTAAACAGTCTATATCCTAGTGTTATTAGAGCTCTTAATATGGCTCCTGAAACTGTTATAGGCCAAATACGTCCAGACATTAGTGAAGCCCGTGTGCATGAAGATATGACGCTTAAAAAGAAGTCATTTGCAGGTAGTTGGGAAGGTCGCTTTTCAACAGAAGAGTATGAAGCAGTCATGGAGAAACGTAAAGACATTGCACTAACTATAGATTTTGAAAACGGACAGACAGAAGTACTAAGTGGTGCAGAAATATATAAACTAATTTTTGATAATAACCAACCTTGGATGCTCAGTTCAAACGGAACTATCTTTACAACAGAATTTGAAGGTGTTATTCCAGGTATTCTAGCCCGTTGGTATACTGAAAGGCAAGAACTACAAGCACAACTTAAAAAAGCAAAAGACGCCGGCAATGCAATTGAAATTGAGTATTGGGACAAGCGACAGCTAGTTAAAAAAATTAACTTGAACAGTTTGTATGGTGCTATTCTTAATCCTGGTTGTAGATTCTTTGACAAACGTATTGGACAGTCAACAACACTAACAGGCAGAACTATTGTTAAACACATGAGTGCAGAAGTTAACAAAACTATTACAGGTACATATGATCATGTAGGTGATGCAATGATATACGGTGATACAGACTCTTGTTACTTTAGTGCATATCCAACTCTTAAGAAAGACATTGATGCAAGTAGCATTCCTTGGTCAAAAGACAATGTAATAACACTTTATGAACAAGTTTGTGAAGCGGCAAACGAAACGTTTCCAAGTTTCATGATGCAGGCATTTCATTGTCCAAAGAGTAGATCAAGCGTTATTGCGGCAGGTAGAGAAATTGTTGCTGAGAGCGGATTGTTTATTACTAAAAAACGTTATGCGGCATTAGTTTATGACGTAGAAGGCTTTAGAAGCGACACAGACGGCAAACCAGGTAAAGTAAAAGCAATGGGCTTAGACTTGCGTAGATCAGATACTCCTGTGTTTATGCAAGAGTTTCTTAGCCAACTATTGCTTATGGTACTTACAGATGTTCCGCAAAAAGATATATTAGAACGTATTACACAATTTAGACAAGAGTTCAGTGAACGTCCAGGTTGGGAGAAAGGTTCTCCCAAACGTGCAAACAAAGTTGGACACTATCAGCGTCTTGAAGAAAAACAAGGCAAAGCAAACATGCCCGGACACGTAAGAGCAAGTATTAATTGGAATACACTCAAACGCATGAATGGTGACAAGTATTCGCAAGAGATTGTAGACGGTATGAAAGTTATTGTATGCAAACTAAAACAAAATCCGCTAGGATATACTAGTGTTGCTTATCCAACAGACGAGCTACGTATACCAGAGTGGTTTAAAGAATTGCCATTTGACGATTCAGCAATGGCAGAAACTATTATTGACAACAAGCTAGACAACTTAATTGGTGTTCTTAACTATCCATTACAAGATACAAAGCAACACAATACGTTTAATAGCTTGTTTGATTTTGGAGGTTAAGATGAAAATTAAAATGGAAGTAGAAATAGATACTGAAAATACTCAGGACCTAAATACTATTGAAGAATTAATTGCAGTGCTAAGAAATTTAGCAGAAAGCTATTACGAGGAGTAGACTATGAAAGTAGGATTCACATGTAGTGCATTTGATTTACTACACGCAGGTCATGTGCAAATGCTAAGAGAAGCAAAGGACCAATGCGATTATTTAATTTGCGGATTACAGGTTGATCCAAGCATAGATCGAAAAGAAAAAAATCCGCCTGTGCAAACAATAATTGAAAGGTACACTCAACTAAAAGCAGTAGGGTATGTAGATGAAATTATTCCTTATGGCTCTGAACAAGACCTAGAAGATATTTTGAGTCTGTATACTATACACATTCGTATACTAGGTGAAGAATATCGCGACAAAGAGTTTACTGGTAGAGATATCTGTAGGAAAAGAGATGTTGAAATATTTTTTAATAAACGAGATCACAGATTTAGTTCTAGTGATCTAAGACAAAGGGTAACTAAAAATGAAAGTTAGTATTTGTGGTTTAGGAGCAGTTGGTCAAGCACACTATGATTGGCTTAAAGATTTATACTCTATAGAAGTTTACGATCCACCAAAAGGTTATAATAAAATATCTAAAGACATTGATTGTGCAATTATATGTGTTAGTACTCCTAGTTATAAAGATGGTTCATGCTTAATGGACAATGTGTTTACTACTATAGATGCGTTACCTGATGTACCTATACTTATTAAAAGTACTATAAGTGTAGAAGGTTGGGAAATGTTAACAGATGCATTTCCTAATAGATCAATTGTATTCAGTCCTGAATTTTTACGTGCCAACACTGCTCTTGTAGATTTACAAGATAGTAAAATGATGATACTAGGTGGTGAATACAAACCTGTTGAATTTTGGATTAACTTTTTTAGAAATGTAAATGAAAATATGTATTATCAACAATGTTCTCCAAAAGAAGCAATTTTAATAAAATATTTTAGAAATAGTTTTTTAGCAACTAAAGTATCTTTTTTTAATCAAGTGCATGATTTATGTGAACAATTAAATATTCCGTTTCATACTGTACAAAGAGGCATAACTGATGATACACGTATTGGGCTTAGCCATTCTAATGTTACAAAAGAAAGAGGTTATGGTGGTCACTGCTTTCCCAAAGATGTAAAAGCTATTATACAAACAGGATTACGCAATAATACTAATTTAAGTATTTTAGAAGAAATTGATAGATACAATGAAAATATTACTAACAGGAAATAAAGGATACATAGGATCCTGGCTTGAAAAAAGGCTAGAAGAAAAACACGAAGTTATAGGTGTTGATATAAAAGCTGACTATGACTTACTTACAGAAACACTGTTTGCTGAAGATAAGTTTGATGCAGTAATACATTTAGCAGGTAAAAGTGGTGTACGAGAAAGTTTAGAAGACCCTGCTAGTTATTGGTACAACAACATAGAAGTAACAAGAAAAATATTTAGTAGATTTAAAAACACTAGAGTAATATATGCAAGTTCTAGTTCAGCATATGAGCCTGAACTTAACCCTTATGCAAATAGTAAATGGGTTATGGAACAACTTGCATTAGATCATTCAAATGCTTTAGGAATGAGATTTCACACAGTTTATTCAGAGGAGCCACGTAAAGGTATGTTTTTGGATAAACTTATAAATGGAACGTTAACATATACAACGAACCATTTACGTGATTATATCCATATTGAAGATGTCTGTGATACTATCATTCGATGTCTTAATAATGGAGAAAAAGGCGTAATGGATGTAGGCACTGGCCATAGTATAAGAGTCCGCTTTTTAGCACCTCACTTACCAGTTCGTCTAAATACCCCATACGAAAGGCAACACACACAGGCAAATACAAAACGAATGACGGATTTAGGTATATTACCTAAATATAACATAATAAAGTTCTTGACAAACAAGGGCTTTGAGTATAAAATAAAAACATAACCTGGAGAATAAGGCAATGAAAGACATTTTACAAGACATAGTATCGCATACACATGCGTTAGGATTTTTGAACTTAACAAAAATTACTAGTGGCGATACAACAACTATTGAGAGTATGGCTGAAGATCGTTCAGTTATCCTAACAGCAACAACAAAGGAACCTGTATCAGAATTTAACGGTACGTTTGGTATGCCTAACTTAGATAAGTTAGCACTACACTTAAAAAATCCTGAGTATCAAAAAGATGCAAAGATTGAAGTAGTTGAAGCAGAACGTAACGGAGAAGTTGTTCCTACACACATTCACTTTGAAAACACAGGCGGTGATTTCCAAAATGATTATAGGTTTATGAATAAACAAATCATTGAAGAAAAACTTAAAACTGTTAAGTTTAAAGGTGCATCATGGGACGTTATGTTTCAACCAAGTATTGCAAGTATTACAAGAATGAAACTGCAAAGTGCGGCACATTCTGAAGAAACAGTTTTTACTGTTAAGACAGAAAAGACTGGTGAAAAAACTGATTTACATTTTTACTTTGGTGATGCAAGTACACACGCAGGTAGCTTTGTTTTCCAAACTGACGTTGAAGGTGAACTTACACATGCATGGAGTTGGCCTGTAGCGGCTACACAAGCAATTTTAAATCTTGACGGTGATATTGCAATGAGTATTTCAAATCAAGGAGCAATGCAAATTACTGTAGATAGTGGCTTAGTTACTTACGATTATATCCTGCCAGCACAGAGTAAGTAATATGTGCCCAGCTTGTTATATAAACGGATTACTATTTTTAATATTCGGTGCTTCTGGTGCCGCATTGGCAAACGAACCTTGGGTCATTGCATTAAGTGTTGTACTAACTATTGCAGGGTTCTGGTGGATGTATAAAGCATACAAAAAGAACAATGGCAAAGGCGGTTGGAAAACAAATCTAAAAACAACTGTAATTTATTTGCTTATCTTTGCAGCTGGTTACGCTACTGCGGCATATACAACTCACGAGTATTTTAAATCTAAATATGAAATACAATTGGAACAACAATAAATGAATAAAGACTTAACCGCAGAACAAAATGACTACGCAGTATTTTTACCTGCACTAAGTGGCTTCTATGCAACTTATGTAGGCAAACAGCGTTATGACGAATATGTGGATAAGTCCCGTATTCCAAATAATTTAACTAATGGCGTAGAGAGCTTAAACTATCTTAATAAAAACGAAGGTGCATTTACATATAAATGGACACTTTATTCAGCAGGACATGCTGACTTAGATACTACTAAAGAAGTACCTAAAGAAGATATGGTACGTAATAGAGATAGAGAAAACACTTGGTTGTTAGGTGACTCAGGTGGTTTTCAAATTGGTAAAGGAGTTTGGGAAGGCAACTGGAAAGATCCTAATTGTCCTAAAGCACAAAAGAAACGTGACGGTGTATTGCGTTGGATGGACTCTTACATGGACTATGGAATGATACTTGATATTCCAGCCTGGGTAGCACGTTCACCTGAAGGAGCAAAAGCAACAGGCATTGATAACTATCAAGACGCTGTAAATGCTACACGTATTAACAATGACTACTGGATGAAACATAGAACAGGTGCTTGTAAGTTCCTTAATGTTTTACAAGGCGAGAATCATGCTGACGCAGAAGATTGGTATCAACAGATGAAAGACTATTGTGATCCTAACGTGTATCCAGACAATCATTTTAATGGGTGGTCAATGGGTGGTCAGAACATGTGTGATGTACATTTGGTTCTTAAACGTCTAGTTGCATTGAGATTCGACGGACTACTGGAACAAGGTGTACATGATGTAATGCACTTCTTAGGCACTAGTAAACTAGAATGGGCTGTATTACTTACAGACATACAAAGAGCAGTTCGTAAGTATCATAACTCAAACTTTACAATTACATTTGACTGTGCTAGTCCTTTCTTAGCAACTGCTAATGGACAAATTTACTGCGAACTAGAAACTGAAGATAGATCTAAATGGGTGTATCGAATGGTGCCTAGTATTGACGATAAAAGTTTTTCTACAGATACTACTGATTTTAGTAAAGCCTTTGTGCGAGAAGGAAAACATTCATCGTTTTTAGAATCTCCAATTAGTAAAGGCTTAAAAGCAAATGATATTTGCATTTATGGTCCAGGGGACTTAAACAAAATAGGCAAAGAAGGTAAAACATCTTGGGACAGTTTTTCTTATGCAGTAATGATGGGTCACAATGTATGGATGCACATTAATGCTGTACAAGAAGCTAATAGACAGTATGATAACGGTGTTATTCCAAATATGTTAGTAGATGAAAGATTTGATAGAGTTGCTTTTAAAGATATTGTAGAAGCAATCTTTATGACAGATAATAGAAATGAAGCAAATGCAATTATAGAAGAATTTTCTAGATATTGGGATAGTATTATCGGCACTAGGGGTAACACTGGTAAACGCATTGTAAATGCACAAACACAGTTTAATAACTTATTTGAGGTATAAATGAAAAGAGATTATGCAGAAGGCACATTAGAAACACCTACTATGTTTACAGGTGTTGAAGTTGAGAAAACTCCTGCTTACGGTTTGCAAACACTGTTTGTAGATGGTGTTCAAGATATAAAAACTATCTTACAATACTACAACGAACACAACTGCAAACATATTTTCTTTGGTGCTAATCATAGTTTTAACCCCGGAACAAAGTTTCCTGAAGATGCTAATCAATGGACACCTTGGGAAGATATGATTTTAGAATTCCTTAAAGAAGGTTACTTGTGTAGTTTGGATATTCCTATTGCACTTGCTGACGCATTTTTAGAATCAGGATTAACTGAATATGACAACTTTATTCCACAACTTCGCATTCCATTGCCTTATGTGAAACAGTGGAACTACAACACTATGTTGAAGATCGATGATAAAGATTTTAAGGCAACTAATCCAGGTGTTTGGTGTCATAGTTTGCATGACCTTTTGGATAGAGAAAAGTTTACCAATTGGAGCAAATATGGCCTTGACAAAGTTATTAAATGAAAGTATACTATAAACAATGCAAGAACGTTATTATGATTACATGGGACGTAGAATGAGAGAGGAAGATGCAAAAATGAATAAAGAAAATGCACTAAATAATGCTGAGAGAAGCATATGGGTTACATTCAAAAAAGAAGGCATTCACAAATATCCGGCAGCACTAGATGATCCAAAGTTGGCAACTGGTGACTGGGATGACGTATCGTTTCTTGGTTATCCTCATCGTCATATTTTCCATTTCAGGGTGCGGATTGAAGTGCGACACAACGATAGAGATATCGAGTTCATCCAATTCAAGCGATGGCTCGAAAGACTCTACTCAGGACAAAATACTGAAGGAAGTAAAGAACAGAGCACAACCAACTCTGAAGTGCTTATTTTAGATTACAAATCATGTGAGATGATCGCAGATGATCTCTATGAAGCTATTTCTACAAAATACCCTGGCCGATTTGTAGAAATTGATGTCTCCGAAGATGGAGAAAACGGCTGTACAATTTTTTACCCTAGATAGACTATGAAAAAGAGGATTTTAAAATGTCAACAACTTTTCCAAAAGTTCAGCAAATTTTTGACGACTTGGATGAATATAGGGACTTTTGTCGCTTCAACGGCAAAGTATTTAACGAAAAAGACTTGTATAAGGAATCAAGTCGTATATATAAGGAGTTCCTTGCTTTTAAAGCAAGGGGTAACAAAAAATATTATAGGCGCAAGTAATGACTGTTTATATTGTAGACATTGAAGCAGTAGATACACGTTATACTAAGCAATGGAAGGAATATCTTCCAAAGCAACTAAAACGTTCTACTAACGAAGACGTTCATGTTATTAGTGGAGGTGAGACACCGCAGGCTACAACGCCTGGGGCGTTCCTTAATTTTGGTGGTACAAATGTTTACAAAAGCAAACAGTTAGAAAAAATTGGAGAAATGTTTTGTGATGGAACTGTTAAGGACGGTGATTATTTTCTCTATACTGATGCCTGGAATCCTACAGTGGTACAACTACGCTACATGGCAGAACTATTAGGTGTTGATATTTGCATTGGTGGTTTGTGGCATGCAGGTAGTTATGATCCGCAAGATTTTTTAGGTAGACTTATAGGTGATAAACCTTGGGTAAGACATGCAGAGCAATCAATGTATGAATGCTATGATGATAACTTTTTTGCAAGTCAATTCCATATAGACTTATTTGCAAAAAGTTTAGACATAATGCCAAATAAAACACATCGTGTTGGATGGCCTATGGAGTATCTAAAGAGCAGTTTACACAGTTATTCTGATATGACAAAAAGAGACCTTATACTCTTTCCACACAGAGTTGCTCCTGAAAAACAAGTTGATATCTTTAGAGATCTTAAAGAACGTTTACCGCAGTATGAGTTTGTTGTTTGTCAAGAACAACAACTTAGTAAGAACGAATATCACAACTTACTAGGCGAAGCTAAAATGGTGTTTAGTGCTAACTTGCAAGAAACATTAGGTATTAGTTGGTATGAAGGAGCATTGGTAGATGCTATTCCAATGGTTCCGGATAGACTTAGTTATAGTGAAATGGCTTTAGATATTTTTAAATATCCAAGTGTTTGGACAGAAGATTACGATGCGTACTTACATAACAGAGATAAGTTAATTAAACAAATTGTTGAATATATGGAAAACTATAACGACTTTTTACCAAATATTAAAAAACAAGTGGCAAAACTTAACAAAGACTTTTTTAGTGGTAATGAAATTTATGAAAGGATTAAAAATGAACGATAGTAATTATACTTTTACCTTAGACTCATCTACACCTACAAGTACAATTACCTTAGATAGTAATTATGCATACGACATTAATTCAAGTTGGATTAGTGACAATATTGATACGGGTCTTAATGTGAGTGGAGATTTAACGGTCAATGGCGTAGATGTTATGCAGACTATTAAAGATATGCAACGTGTACTAGGTGTTGTAGGCAGAGACATTGCTAAAGAAGAAAAGTATGCAGGCTTAAGACGTGCCGCAGAAGCATATGAACGTGAACTAGCAAAAATTAATACATTTGAAACAATAAAAGATAGTAATTAATGTTTGAGTTTTTAAAAAATAGAAAACGTGTTATTCGTGATAGAGATAGCAACGAGCCTTACTTAGTACGTTGGTATTTGTTTTTAAAAGACAGAAAGAACTTTCCGTTTAATGTCACACTACACAAAGTTTTAAAAAGTGATGAGCCTGTATTACATGACCATCCTTGGAATTGGGGTGCTATTATCTTAAAAGGTGGATACTACGAACATATTCCTATATATTCTAGAGAAGGTGCAGTAGTAGGTGCAACAAAAGAATGGCGTGGACCTGGACATATTAGATTTAGAAGTGCAAGTAACCTACACTGGTTAGAACTTGCAAAAGATAAAAATGGAAAAGAGATTCCATGTTGGAGTTTATTCTTTATGGGTAGACAACAAAAAGACTGGGGCTTTGTACGATTTGTACATGCTACAGAACATAACTGGCAAGATGCAGGTTATAAATGGATATCTCATAAGAAATATCTTAAGGAGTAATGTATGAGTCAATATGACAATGTAGTAATGGAAAGGAAATTAATATTAGAAGCTGAAGAATGGGCATCTGGAGTTAGAAACTTACACGCCTTTAATACTAAGGTTTTATCATCTATGTGGTATGAAACAAAAGAAAGTGTTAAAGATGGAAGTGTTTGCGATATCGAATATAACGACGGACGAATTGAAAGAACAGTAAATTCAACTGGAGTTAAGTATAATCTTAGAGAAGGGATTTCAGGCAAAAAACTAGTAGAGATATATGAAAGGGGTGGATTTTAATGACTGTAAGAAATACTATTAAAGATGTTGTTGAAGAACAAGTACAAGAAATTGTAGAAGCAAAAAATCTTGTACCAAAAGCAACACCTAAATTTGATCTTAGCTGGTATGTAAAATGGGTTAGTAGTTTCTTTATACTAGTTGCAGTAGCATGTAGAAGTGTTGGCGGCGAACTTGTTTTATGGGATTTAATATTCAGTGCAATAGGAACACTTGGTTGGTTATGGGTTGGATTGCTTTGGAATGATAGAGCATTAATTATACTTAACGGAACGTTGTTTACACTATTAATAAGCGGTCTTTTAAAAATAATTGTTGAATTAAGGATGTTAGGATGATAAAGAAACATTATTACACTTGGAAACATATTGAAAAAATGTGTATTGATATTGCTATGCAAATGCAAAAGGATGATTGGAAGCCTGACTATATTGTTGGACTTACAAGAGGAGGCAATATTCCTGCAACTATTTTAAGTAATATGATGGATGTAAGGTGTGAATCACTTAAAGTTAGTTTACGTGACGGCGATAGTGAAAACGAAAGTAATGCTTGGATGGCCGAAGATGCATTTGGTTACGTGTCAGAAGAGGATCGTGTAAAAACTAAAAGTCGTTGGGATATTGGTAGACGTAAAAATATTCTAATCGTAGATGATATAAACGACACTGGTGCAACATTTAATTGGATTATAAAAGATTGGCAATCAGGTTGTTTACCATCTGAAGATTCGTGGAATACTGTTTGGGGACGTAATGTAAGATTTGCAGTATTAACAGACAATATGGCTAGTGAAACTATTGCACCAGTTGCTTACACGGCACATGAAATAAACAAAGCAGACGAAGATGTTTGGTTAGTTTATCCGTGGGAAATAGTAGGTAAATATGATGCGTAACGATACGTTAGAACAAGCTCAACAAGACGGCAGAGCTCCTTGGGATAAAGTTTATTTAGATACTAGAGATTTTGTAGTATACGAAGATAAGTACCCTGTAACAGAAGGTCACTTACTTATAGTGCCTAAAGTAAATGTTATGGATTGCGTAGAAAAGTGTTTTAAATTTGCAATGTCAATGGGTAGTGACAATGTTGAAACAACCAAAAATAATATAACAGGTTACAACATTGGTCTAAATATAGGTACTAGTGCAGGACAAACAGTTATGTATCCGCATGTACATTTAATCTTCCGTCGCGATGGAGACGTGGAAGAACCGAGAGGTGGCGTACGAGGCGTCATTCCATCTAAACAAAAATATTAAGGAAAGGACTATGGAATTGAGACAAAATTTAATTAATGCGGCTAAGAAACACGCAGAAGCAGAAATTGAACTACACAAAACAAATATCGAAGTCTACATGGAAAAAGTAGTAGGAATCGGTGAACATTCTGATATTGTTGAAACAATTCAGAAAGAGCTTGATGCAATGGCAACAGCTCATGATCGTCTTGAAATGTTAACCAAATATTTTGATTAAAATATTGTATAATATTCTTGACAAAAACCTAAATACAATGTATAATGTAATTATTGTGCATTGTATTTTACTAACGGCAATCCACTGCCTTAACATCGGAGAAGAAAATTGAAGAAAAGTGAAGAAATAATACAAAGGTTACAAGACTCAGGAGATAGATTCTGGGCTGGTGACAACATATCTCAGCATCTACAACCAGGCGACAAAGATGCACTAATAGAAGAACTTACACCAAAGTTTGAAGAAGTACTAGACAGCTTGGTTATAGATCGTTTTAATGATCCTAACAGTATGGACACTGGTAGACGTCTTGCAAAGATGTATATCAATGAACTTATGCAAGGACGTTATAACCCAATGCCTAATGCAACTGCATTTCCAAACCATGTAGATGATGGTTACAAAGGTATGCTTGTTGTAAGAAGCGAAATTAAAAGTATGTGTTCACATCATCACCAACCAGTGAATGGTGTTGCATACATTGGTATCATTGCCGCGGAAACACTTATTGGACTTTCTAAGTATACACGTATTGCTCAATGGTGTGCAAGAAGAGGTACACTACAAGAAGAACTTAACAATGTTATTGCTAATGAGATTCAACAAGCAACTAACAGTTCTAACGTAGGTGTTTACATTCAAGCAACACATGGTTGTTGTGAAAACAGAGGTATTGGTGCACACAGCAGTCTTACACAGACAACTGTACTACGTGGTGCATTTACAGATGATCCTAGCACTAAGAAAGAGTTTATGGACAATATTAAATTACAACAACAGTTTGCATGTGGAGCATAATATGAAACTAAGATATTCAGAAGCATTCTATAGTGTACAAGGTGAAGGACGTTTTGTTGGTGTGCCTAGTGTATTCCTACGTACATTTGGTTGTAACTTTCGATGCATGAACTTTGGACTTAACCGTGATGAACCTAGTCGTGCAGAAAAACAAGCAAACGGTATTAAACACAATCCCGAAGTAGCAGACTTACTTGCTAAAGAAGTACACAAGACAACAACAGACTTTAATGACTTGCCTATTATACACACTGGCTGTGACACGTATGCAAGTATCTATCCCGAGTTTAAGAAACTAATGATGGATAGAACTGTAGACGAAGTTGTTGAACATTTATTATCACTTACTCCAGAAGGTAAGTGGACAATGGACAATGGACAAGATGTCCATTTAATATTTACTGGAGGAGAACCTTTGTTAGGGTGGCAAAGATTCTATACCGAACTATTAGACCACCCACGAATGCAGGACTTAAAAAATGTTACATTTGAAACAAATACTTCTCAAAAGCTACGAGACGACTTTAGAGACTATATCAGCGGCCAAGAACGATTTGAAGTTACTTGGAGTTGTTCCCCAAAACTTAGTGTCAGCGGAGAATCCTGGGAAGACGCTATTAACCCTGATATTGCTAGTGAGTATAACAATGTTCATGGTAGTAAACTTTATCTTAAGTTTGTTGTGGCTGACAGTGTGGACGTTGAAGAAGTTAAAAGAGCTGTTGCTGAGTATAGGGGCGCCGGGATCGAGTGTCCGGTATATCTTATGCCGTTGGGAGGACGTTCAGAAGAGTATAACCTCAACGTTAAAGAAGTGGCTGAATTATGCATGGCGCAAGGATGGAGGTTTACACCAAGACTCCATATCGACCTTTTCGGCAATGCATGGGGGACTTAGTCGAGATGAACTTGACAGTTATCGTAACCAACAACATGAACGGGCAATGAAAGCACCGATCGAAACACCAGAGCATAGAGCTCGGAAGGCAGGAATGTAAATGAAGGATATCCTTAATAAATTAAATCCTTTTAAAAAGAAGGTTAAAGCAAAAGAAAATCCAACAACGGATGAGCAACGTAGAGCTATTCTTGAAAAAGAAAAAGCACAAGCAACTAAAGATAAGAAGCCGTGGGTAGCAGTACTAGATACTCAAGTGAATCCAGAGAACATTAAGAACGGTTTCTTTGAGCTTGACTGGAATAATGAGTTTATTGAGCAATTACTTGATGCAGGTTATTCAGGTGAAACAAACGAACAGATTGTAGATGCATGGTTTAGAACTATTGTAAGTCAAATGCTTCAAGAAGACGGTCAAGATACAGAAAGAGGTATGGGCTATATTAACGTAGTTCCTATTGATAAAGGTAAAAGCGAAGTATCTTAATGGTTGACAACAGCCAGATCTGGTGTTACAATGGTACTATAAATTATACAAAGGTAAACTAATGGCAACACATATTCTAGTAGATACTGCAAATACTTTCTTTAGAGCTCGACACGTAGTACGTGGAGATATTGACACTAAAGTTGGTATGGCATTGCATATTACCTTAGGTGGTGTTAAAAAAGTATGGCAAGACTTTGAAGCAGATCATGTTGTGTTTTGTTTAGAAGGACGCAGTTGGCGTAAGGACTTTTACGAACCTTATAAACGTAATAGACAAGTAGCACGTGATAAAATGACTGTTACTGAGTCTGAAGAAGATAAAGTGTTTTGGGAAATCTTTGATGAGTTTAAGGACTTTGTAGATACTAAAACTAACTGTACTGTTATGCGACATCCGCAACTAGAAGCAGATGATCTTATTGCTGGTTGGGTACAAGCACACCCTAACGACAATCATGTTATTATTAGTACTGACGGTGACTTTGCACAACTTATTGCACCTAATGTAAAACAGTACAATGGCATTCAAGACGTTACTATTACACACGAAGGTTACTTTGATAAGAAAGGTAATCCTGTAATTGATAAGAAAACTAAACTAGAGAAGCCTGCACCTAATCCTGAATTTATGTTGTTTGAAAAGTGTATGCGTGGCGACACTAGTGACAATGTGTTTAGTGCTTATCCAGGTGTTCGTACTAAAGGCACTAAAAACAAAGTTGGACTTACAGAAGCATTTGCAGACAAAGATAGCAAAGGCTATAACTGGAATAACATGATGCTACAACGTTGGGTTGATCATGAAGGTGCTGAACATCGTGTATTAGATGACTATACACGTAATGTTACACTATGTGACTTAACTGCACAACCTGCAGACATTAGAGAAATTATTAATTCTACTATTGCAGAAAATGCTAAGCCTAAAGAAATTAAACAAGTAGGTATGCGATTACTTAAATTTTGTGCTAAGTGGGATATGCAACGTATTGCAGATCAAGCACAATACTATGCAGAACCATTACAAGCGAGGTATCCACAATGACAATTAAGATGAAAGAAGTGCTAAAAGAAAAGTTTTGGATTGTTCAAGATGAAGAAATGAAAATTGGTACCCTGTCTTTAGCTGATGACAGATATATGTTTAACAGTGCAAGAGGCACACAATTTTTTAGTTCTAAAAAAGATCTTAATCAAAATTTTGATAGTAATCTTACTTGGGGTAAGTTAGAAATAAAAGAAAAACATGTTGAAAAAACTGTTTACGGATTTCCAACAAGTTGTGTTCCGCAAAACACTATGTATGATATAAAACAAAAACTACCTTTATTTACAAAAAGTATTAAGAGTAAAAGTTTATATTGTGCAGGATACTATACAATTAAATTTGAAAAAGGTTGGGTTAAGAGTTTTTGTCCTAAACTAATGACTTTAGAACGTTATGGATTTAAAGGTCCTTTTAAAACAGAATTTGAAATGAAACAAGAACTATCTAGAGTGAATAAATCGTAATGTATAGACCTTTGCCCGACGGATTAACTATTAAAGAATCTAATGTGCAAGGACTAGGACTGTTTGCTACACAAGATTTTGAAGCTGATCTTATATTAGGTATTGTACATGTGATGAACAAGAACTTCCCACACGGAGCAATTAGGACTGCACTAGGTGCATTTTATAATCATTCAGAAGAACCTAATTGTATTAATGTAAAAGGATTTTGGCATCAAATACCTGTATGCTATTTACAAACAATAAAGCCCATACTGGCAGGCGAAGAACTAACTGCAAAATATACATTATATGGTGACTTTGATATGGAGAATACATAATGGATAAACCTCCTTTAAATACTGTAGCAATAGAACAATTTATAAACGCAGTCAAAGGTGCAGAAGCAAGTCGTGCAAAAGAATTAAAACTAGACCTGCAAACTGCTAAAAATCTTGCATTTACTTTAGGTATAGTTATGTCAAGGTTAAACGGCAATTTAGAAGAACTTATTCAAAAACAAAATAGTAATGCTGACGAAGTCATTGAAGTAAAAATGGACGGCGGAAATAGTTGGTGATAAACTACTAGTTTAACTCATAAAAGAGATAAATATATGCGTAGTTAATATATAGGATACGCAATATGAGTAGACCAAAACCAAATATTATATTAGAGAATATTGATAAAAAAACTTATAAATCAGATCAAGTTTTAGAAGCAGAAGCAATATGGGCTGTCTTTTATAAAGGCAAGCCTTTTAATCTCAAAACTGCTAATATAGTTACAAACTATCCCGGACCAAAATATAAGAAGGTATCTTTTTCAAATCCAGGACATGCAATTAACCTTTCTAAAAAATTAAATGAACAATTTAATTGTGACGACTTTAATGTTGTCAGACTAACAGAAGGTGAAGAGCTAGTGGCTGGATGAACTGGAAAGAAACATATACTAAAATCTTTTTAAGTCAAGCAGGTAAATCTACAAACGAAGTCGCTTTTAAAGAGCATTTTTCTAAGTGGTGGCAAAACACTCGTGAAAAAGAACAAGGCGGACTACGGCTTACTGAAGAAGGCTATAGGTTCATTACACAAGATATTGAACTACAAACATACGAAATACCATACCCACCAAATTTTGAAATTACAACACAAGTAATAATTTTTTTAGATAAGTTTATTGACTGTCCATACTACTTTGATCGAAGAGGTATTGTTGTTACAGGAGAAAAAAAAGCAATGGAACTTAGTTTATTTTCAGGTGATATACGTAAGTATGGATTAACAAAAGCAATGAATCGACAAAAAAATTAGATTTTGGCAAATAAAAGGTTGACTTTTATCCTAATGATGCTATTATATATACATACTTAGAAATTAAGTATGGCACTGATAAAATACATTATAGGAGTACAAAATGGAAGATATCGCAGTAAGACAAACTAGCCCAAACAAGGCTAAAAAAGCAATTAACCACGCAATTCAAAAGAAGCGTCCAATCTTTATATGGGGACCTCCGGGCATTGGTAAGTCCGATATTGTTCACCAAATTGGTGAATCAATTGACGCCCATGTAATTGACATTAGACTTTCTCTTTGGGAGCCAACTGACATTAAAGGTATTCCGTATTATGCCGCTAATGATAACACTATGAAGTGGGCACCACCAGTTGATTTGCCAGACGCAAAGATGGCAAAGAAATACAAAAAAATTATTTTGTTTCTAGATGAAATGAATTCAGCGGCACCAGCAGTACAGGCGGCCGCTTACCAACTTATTCTTAACCGTAAGGTTGGAACATATACACTGCCAGACAATGTTGTTATTGTTGCAGCAGGTAATCGAGATGCTGACAAAGGTGTTACTTATAGAATGCCTGCTCCGTTAGCAAATCGTTTTGTACACTTGGAATTAAAAGTCGATTTTGATGATTGGTTCCAGTGGGCAGTAGCTAACAAGATACATAATGATGTTGTTGGTTACTTAACTTTTAGCAAGAAAGATTTGTATGATTTTGATCCAAGATCACCAAGTCGTTCTTTTGCAACACCTCGTTCATGGTCGTTTGTATCAGAATTGATTGAAGACGAACTAGACGAAGATACTACTACAGATCTTGTAAGTGGTACTGTTGGTGAAGGACTTGCTGTAAAGTTTATGGCGCATCGTAAGGTTGCGTCTAAAATGCCAAACCCAAGTGATGTATTACTTGGTAATGTAAAAGAGTTGAAAACTAAAGAAATCAGTGCCATGTATTCCTTGACTGTTTCACTCTGCTACGAACTAAAAGAAGCATGTGATAAAGGCGATAAGAAATTTGACGATAAAGTTAATAACTTTTTGCGTTTTTCGATGGATAACTTTGAAACTGAATTGGTTGTTATGGGAATCAAACTTGCCCTCACACAGTACTCCCTTCCAATTGATCCAGATGAAGTTGAATGTTTCGATGAGTTTCACGACAGGTTTGGCAAGTATATTAGAGCCGCACAAGAGGCCTAATACTTTTGGGTGGATAGGCAACTGTCCACCCATTTTTTTACTTGACATTTATAAGTAAATATTATATAATAAGTATATAAATTAGAGGAGCAAGGCACATGAGTTTAGATACAAAAAGTTTTCAACCAGTAGAACTAGAACCTGAAGCATTAAAAGTAATGCAAGAAGAAGTATATGATAGGGTTATTGTAGCTAGAATTGGTTTGCTCTTACGTCATTCGTTTTTTGGTAATATGGCTACTAGACTTAAAGTAAAAGCATGTGACGACTGGTGTCCTACTGCCGCAACAGACGGCAGACATTTATATTACAACACACAATTTTTTAATATGTTATCTAACAAACAAATTGAGTTTGTTATTGCACACGAAATCCTACATTGTGTATTTGATCATATTATTAGACGTGAAGATAGAGATCCTCAAATTTACAACATTGCCTGTGACTATCTAGTAAACAATGTACTAGTTAGAGATCGCATTGGTGAAAAAGTTGACCAAGTTCCAATTTTTCAAGACTTTAAATACGACAGATGGACTTCCGAAGAAGTATATGATGATATTTTTAACAAATACGATGAAGAAGAATTAAAACAACTAGGTGAACTATTAGACGAACATGTCGACTGGGAGAAAACTGCTGAAGACGGTACGCCTAAAACTCCTGTAAAAGGTAAAGACAGTGAAGGACAACCTAAGTATTCAAAAGATGAACTTAAAAAAATACGTGATGAAATAAAAGAAAATATGATGTCGTCTGCACAGGCGGCTGGTGCTGGAAACATGCCTGCAGAGATTGAACGTATTATTAAAGACCTTACTGAACCTAAAATGAATTGGCGTGAAATACTACGCCAACAAATTCAATCTACAATTAGGAACGATTATACTTTCCAACGTCCGTCAAGAAAGAATTGGCATAGTGGTGCTATTCTTCCAGGTATGAACTATGACGAAACAATTGATATTTGTATTGCTATAGACATGAGTGGATCAATTGGTGACCATCAAGCTAGAGATTTCTTAAGTGAAATTAAAGGTATTATGGAACAATACGAAGATGGTCGTATTACTGTATGGTGTTTTGATACAGCCGTTTATAACGAGCAAGTATTTGAATCTGCATCAAGTGATGACATTGCTTCATATCAAATCATTGGTGGTGGCGGTACTGAATTTGATTGTAATTGGGAGTACATGAAAGAAAATAATATTAATCCTAAGAAACTAGTTGTTTTTACAGACGGCTATCCTTGGGGTAGTTGGGGTGATGAAAATTACTGTGATACAGTATTTGTAATACATGGTAATGAATCTATTGTTGCTCCTTTTGGACATACAACTTACTATGATGATCACAAACAAAAACAAGCAGCTTAAAGCAAATCATTTAGATTTCTTTAATGTAAGACAATTAAAACACTTACCTAGGCACTTTGAATCTATCAATTTGCCTATGAAGTATAACCTAGAGACTAGTCTTTCAAAATGGATAAAGGATAATCTTAGAGGTCGTTACTATGTTGGCAAAACTGTAAATTTAGATAGAAATAATCAACTTGCAACATTAGTTTGTATTGCTTTTGAACAGCCAAAAGAACTTTCTTATTTCACTTTGGCATGTCCTCTTTTGAAATACAAGTAAATATATACGCACATAACTAATTAAGGAGTCGTTAATGAGCAAAGAAAATAAAAAACCAGAAGCAGTAGAAGCAACACCAGCACCTACTGAGCCTACTGGTGAACAAGCACAAACAACACCTAATCCTGAACTTACTGTTCAAGACTTGGGTAATTTGAAACAAATCATTGATGTTGCAAGTCAACGTGGGGCATTTAAGCCAAACGAAATGATGACTGTTGGTCAAACTTATAACAAACTTGAAACATTTTTAAACGCGGTAGCCGCACAAGGTGAGGCTCCACAAGGAGAGAAATAATGGCAACATTAAAGCATATTGGAAGAGTGGTTAAAAACCAACGTAAAGTAATCGTAGCATATAGATTAGTACCAGGTACTGACGATAAAGCAGTTGTTATTCCAACTGAAAACTTAATGGCTGAAGAACACGATACTGTGATGAGACTTTTAGAATCACCACAAGGTCAAGACGCTTATGAGTTTGCAGAATTAATGGCTAGAAATGTTTTGCCTGATGGTAGAAATATTTTATCAGGTTTTCATACAACAGGAAGAATGCAACAGGTCGAAACAAAAGACATTGAAATGACACCTGATTCTAAAACTGTAATAAACTTAGCTGAACTAAACAAAATAATTGCTGATCAAAAAGGTGTAGCAATTGAAGATTTAGCACTTAAAGGTCCTGAAGAAACAGTAACTGAAACAGTTCCTTCGGGTGAGCCGGTTGAAGCACCTAACGAAGGTGTTTTAAGTGATGAAGACTTAGCTAAACAGTACAGAAGCCAAGCTGATGCAATGTTTAAAGAAGCACAAAAACTTCGTAAACAAGCAGAAGAGCTTTCACCAACGAAAGCCAAAAAAGCTGAAGCTAGTGCCAAGGCGTAAAAAGCTACCAACAGAAGTAATTAAAGACTGGCCTGACGTACTTAACGACGTAGACGTAAACGTTGTACCCGTTGAGTATCTACATAGCATAAGGGTTATTTTTAACGATGGCCGTATATGGGATTTAGATATTGAAAAGTCTCGACAAAAGACTAAGAAGGTAAATATAGAAAAGGAACTTCATTCGTTATTTCAAGAATACGAAAATGCTATTAGCAACATCGATTTTAGGCTTAATACAGATAGATTAAAAGCTGATATTAAGAAAAGAACTAATTTATTCATGAAAAAACGTAGGTAGCAAGTATCTGATAAAAGACATAAATAGTAGTATAGAAATGAAATACTCAGGAGCAAATAAATGGCACTAAGACTTAGAAGAGGTACCAATGCTGAACGACTTCTTATTACTCCTCTTCAAGGAGAGTTGATCTATGCTACCGATACTAAAAAAGTATACGTAGGAGATGGAACTACCGTAGGAGGCGTTGCAGTTGATACAGATACTACTGTAGGTACACTATCCATAAATGATTTATCAAATGTTGATATTGCTTCGACACCACCTTCCGTAGGACAAGTTTTAAAATGGGATGGTAGCAAGTTTGCACCATCAGATGATATTGATACTAATACCGGCGGCGCAGGTATTGTTGAAGGTAACAATTATAGAATTAGTATTACAAGTGGAGACGATAGCTCAATACTTGTTAACAGTGACAATGGACAAATTAAAGGCGATTTACACGCAGATGTTTACGGTAGTGACAGTGCAGTAATTGTAGACTACTTAAATAGTAAAGTAGTAGGGCCAATTGATACAGCTTCATTAGAAATTAATAATATTCCTATTACAACAAGCGGTACTGCAATAAGTGTAACAGGTGGTTTTGTTGGACCATTAGACGGCGATATTACTGGTTCAGTGTTTGGTGACAACAGTACAACACTAGTAGACGGTGTTGCTAGTAAAATTGTTGGACCAGTCGTCAACAAAGAAATTGATTCTGGAACAATCGTATTAGAAGGTACAAATTCAACTGGACAAAAAGCAGGTATAAGAATTAACTCAGACGGTAATGCTGATGATGATTATGACTTGTTAACTGTTAACAATGCTACTGCTGGTGCTTTATCAGGACAGGTATTGTTTATTAATTCAAGAGGTACATTAACGTCTCCAACTGCTTCAGCAACTGGTGACCAAATTTTAAATATTGTTAGTGTAGGTTATGATTCAGGAAATGCTGCAAAAGTTTCATCTAGTATCTTAGCAAAGACTTCCGGTACAATAGGTTCAAACGTTGTTCCAGGTACTATAACTTTAAGTACAGCTAATGCTGCAGGTACATTAACATCTGCACTAGAATTAGATCACACACAACAAGCTACATTCGGTGGTGCAGTTAAGTTAGCATCTTATGCTAATAGTAGTGCAAGAAATACTGCTATTACAAGTCCAGCAGCTGGTATGATGATATTTAACTTAAATGATGATAGTACTGGTGTTCCAGTATTCCAAGGCTATGATGGTAGTGCTTGGATAGACTTACACTAATCGTTAATTAAATAATCTAAATCGTTGTAAAATCTAAACGTAGCTACAGATCTAGTTTCTTTATTTGGATTGTAAACTGCATGTGGTTTGTCTATAGCTAGTAATGCAGGTTGTGTTAATTCAAATCTAAAGACTTCTTTACAATTTTTAGGATCGTGTCCTCCACAATCATAAGAAGTATATAATACTTCGTCTTGATTTTTATCAATTATCTCATACCAGATAGTTTTACTATTAGCATAATGTTCTAAAGGAATATTAATAGCCCATGATGGTTGAAAGTCTGTAGAATATTCAATATCTTCTGGTTGTTCTGTACCTACTGAGTCTGTACTATCTGTACTATCAGTATGAATAAACAAGCACTTAGAATCTGTAGGATCAGTTACTTCAATACTATTGTTTAAGTTGTCAAAGAATATTAACTGCCGCATTTTCAAACCCATCTCTTCAAATGTATTATAAAGATTAGGAATCTTTTCTTTAACTTCATCTTCAAAATGACACCACCATAATTGGTCTGGATAACTATATTTGTATCTAAAGTCGATAAGTTCTTTTTGTAAATTTTCCCATTCAGGCAAATTTAAAAATTGTGCGTATTTCATTTCTTATACTCCGGTATCCTAAATAAATGATCAAAACTTTTTTGCTCAAACCATTTAGCAATTTCTTTAGACGTTAAATTATATTTTAACTTTAGTTGTTGTAACTGTTGCTTATTATTATTTATAATACTAAAAAAAGCAACCAAGTTATTAGTTGTTGCTTCTTGTATGCGTTCTGCTTGTGCATCTTTAACTTTGATAAACTGTTTTATATTTGATACAACTCCATCAAGATTGTTAATATCGTACTCGTGTGTGTAAAAATTATCAAATATATCTAACCCTCTATTTTTAGCAAACTGTTTACGTTCGTTGCAATCAGCAAGTATAAATGGATGCCTATTAACAACAGCTCTCCAAGTTTTTTCAGTAAGAAATTTAAAATCATTAGCAGGAGGATAAACATGTCCTTCTGCTATTACACTAATACATGTATTTGTAAATATTTTTTGATCTATATAATTAGGATCTTTAAAAAATTCTTGATCTAAATATGCGTTTTGCTTCCATTCTATTCCGTTTGCAGAACTATATTCTTTAGTATTAAAATATTTGTTATCTATTTTGTTTTCAGCATACTGTATGAAAGTTTCGTATTGTTGTTTATTATAATCTAATAAACTTCTGCAATCATTATCTTCAATTAAATTTTTAGGTTTAAAGAAACTCCAGGAAGCCTTTCCATCAGTAAGCATACCGGCATCATAAAACTTACTTAATAAAGTTATTCTATTTGTCCTGTTTGGTACTCCGCCTAAAAATAGATATTTGTTACTTTTACTATTCCAAGGTGGTAACGGATAGTCACTATAACTTTCAAACATAGCGTTTGCACTATAGTCAAACTCTACTATATTAAAGTTAATGTTTCTGTTGTTTAATTCTTCTTGATAATCCCAACAAATACCACATACTAATTCAAACTTTATTATACCTTTATTTGTACCGTAATCTTCAATACGTTTTAATAATGCATAAAATTCATCAGTATTTTTATAAAGAAATCCTTCATAAAGAAGTAATCCAATGATGGTATTACAGCCATCTTGAACTGCTTTATCAATGTCTTGTTTAATTAATGCTTCAAGTGTTGTGTATATTCGAGTTAGGTCTTGTGTTTCTTCTTCTATAAACCATAATTCAAAATTAATACATCTACCTTTAAATTCCATTAGGCCAGTCATCTTCCCAAACTTGAGGTCCTTTTTTAGGTACAGCAAAGTTTAGATAAGTTTCTATTTTTTCTAAATCATCTTTTGTACGCAGTGCAATAAGTTCATTAGCAAAGTGTAGTTCTACATTATTCTCTAATGCAATATTAAGTAGCTCACTTCTACGTTCTGTATCATCTGTTAGTGCATACATGCTAGATAGTACAATACCATCTGGGCGTTGTTTAATATAATGTTCTAATCCAGGTTGCCAATCCATGTGTTCATTTTCAAATTCATAACTGTTGTATGATATTTTATTTTTTACACAGTAATCATCTATTGGTGATCGTTGCATAGGTAATGGAATATCTTTACTGAATGTACTATTCCACCCAGCATAAGTGATAAACAACTTGCCAGTATAATCTCTTGTATCTGCAACTTCATAATCACCCGGTAAACGCATAAAACCTCCAGGAAGCCTGCGACCCCATTCTTCACCTTCTAATAAGATACGCATATCCATACTAACACGAGTATATCCTTCTATATTATTTACATTACCGTGAATATGTTCTTGAAAAAATAAATGACTTTGTCCTGGATTTAACGTAACGGGCCAACAGTGCTTTATACATTCAGCTTCAAATTTTTCTAAACTCCATTTTTCTGCAAGTACACGTTTTGTTATATCTCTACTAATATCTAAATCTAAAATCTGCATAGTATTAGTACCACGTGCTTCTGTAAACGGTGTCCATATTGTTCTACACCCTCTGCCATTGCCAACAAAAATGCCTTGATGGAAAGCAAGTCTGCGTCCTACTTTTTCTTGATTAGGTATAACTACACGCAATGTTCCTTGACGTTGTACCATAAAACGTTTTCCGTTTATAAGATTAGGCACATATTCTGCTACAAATGCATCAAAACGTTCCATAAAATCTTTACGGCTACATGCATTTTGTACATGTTTACTTACTTTAATAATCTCTGCAGGAGTTAATACTTCATGTAATGTTTCTAATTCTTTTACTTGTGGCGAAACTTCTTGTACTACTTCTAATGCCCAGGCAGGCCAATTGAACCTTTCTAAATCATAATTTAAAATTTTATTGTCCCAATGTTCCTGTGAAGGTGTTAAATCAGTCAAAGTAATTCTCCAATGTTCCTTTTCTTTTAACATCAAGTGTTTGGCAATGAAAGCCACCGCTCATAGTACGAGCTTGTCGTTGAGGTAAGCCAATTGTTTCAATACCATACTTACTTAATACACTTCGCATAGTATCTTGATCTTCATCAATTATTACAAGTTCAGGACTTACACTTAGCATGTTCATGCCAATCCAAGGTGAACAAGGAGGAATACCTCCAGGTAATTCAGTTGGAGCAGTATACATCATATCTCCTGTTACCCAAATTTTGTCCCAATCTTTAAATATTTGCGGATAGTGATTTTCGTTTAATCTTTCAGCATTAAGCATAACTAATCCAGGACGTAATGGTATAACAGTACTATCAAAATGTGCAAAGAAGTAAAATCCTTCTGCAAGGTGTAACTTATATCCACGCTTTTCAACAATGTTTTTCATCCATTGATAACCTTTAAGTGTGCCAGTGTTACTAACTTGATATAATAAATCCTTACCTAAACGTACTACATTAGGTGCTTCCCAAATAATTTCATTATTTTTTACTGTAGGTTTTTTGAGATCTTCTACTTGATATAAGTCATCTAATAAGATAGGCGATGGTGCTTTAATCCATTCTACTCCTTCTTCTACTTGCTGATACAAGTAATTGTAATACGCTCTTGTTTCATATTGTCTACAACGACCTGGACTTGCGGCTTCAAGAACAAGATTATCTAAAGGAAGTAATAAGTCTCTAGGACAAAATGTATACCAACCAGTTGTTTCCCAATCAGGAGAACTAAATGTTTTTTCATGATTTACACTTTTTGGACGATGAACTTTAACTCCTAAATCTACAAGTGTTTTAGATAACTTATCTAAGTCTTCGTTTGCTTCATCTCTAATACGCTGTTCATGGGGGCCTTCTAAACTTTTTAATTCTTCAAGAGTATATTCAGCATAACTAAATGCCTGTACACTTTTATTCATTGTAGGTAGTGTTGCATAGTCTGCTGTACCTACAATTATTTCTTCTAATGGATCCCAGTCGTTGTGAGAGCGTATCATATTATCTCCTTGTGTATATCAAAAATATTTAAATTTTTTTCTATAAAATATGGGTAGATCTGGCTACCTTACTAAGCCTGTTATTTGTAAAGTATAGCGTATGTCTGCGCCAAAGTTTGCGGCTAAGTGTGCTTTCTTTCCTTTCCAATAAACGTAATCGCCTGCATTCCATTGCGGTATATTACAATCTTCAACTTGTAGCGTATGCCCAAGTTTGTGATCTTGTAAAAAAACTATTACTCTTACTATAGTATCAAAGTTTGTTACATTATGATGATTAGCATAAAATGCATACTTGTCTCTATGCAGAGGAAGTATAGAACCTGGTAACATTTTATGAATTGCATACCCTTTATGATCAATCCAATTGAACTCTTTTTCTAAAATATCTTTATTAAAAAAATTAGGTAGTCCCCTATACACACCAGCAGAAACTAAATGTTTATATTTGTCTATGTCAATGCCAGGTTCTACAGAATAACCAATAGATGGGTCAGGTGCTTGTTCTACTATAATGTTTTCTAAATCTTCTTGTTTCCAATGTGGAGTTAAATGTTTCATATTTTTACTTTCTTTCTAGGTAATGTAAAATTATTTAATTCTATAGTATCAGGACATAATGTACATTGTATACAGGGCTTGTCAATCTTATCTAAAAACATATTTATTGCACTATTTGAATCTGTTGGTAAAACACTTTTTGTTTGGTTGATAATTTGTTTACTATGCTCATCAACTTTAAATTGTTGTGCAAACATAGGAGTTGTTGCTGTTACTACACATTGATATAGTTTCCCTTCAACTATATAATGACAATCTTTAACAGGACACACATCATGGGCATCTTTTGGATTGCTATTATTCATTATAAATGTTTTGTCTTCAATACCTTTAACACATATATTAAAAAAATTAGTTGCATCTCTAACTTCAATAAAGCCTTTATTGCTGTTAGTGTATTTTATACAATCATCTAGTATTTCTTTATTAGGAAAATATTTTTTAATAAACAAATTGTGTTCGGCATAATGAGATTTCGAATGAGAACTTATTTCTATGTTAACACCTTTACTAGTATAATCTAAAACACGTTCTATATCACGTTTAAGAAATGTGCCGTTAGTTGTAATTCTAAAATCATTTGGTGTATAACTTTCAAGTAGCCCGTAAACCCAATTATCTAAATCAGGATTAGTAAAAGGTTCTCCGCCTATTATAGCAACTTCGTTTGGATCTAATATTTTACTCCATAGATGAGCATTTTCTTTATTACTAAACCAATCAAATTGTCCTTTAAATGCATAGTTGTTAAAACTAGCACAGTTAGGACAAGCAAGGTTACAGACGTTGCCTATATAAAACTGTAAGAATTTAATCTTTTTTTTCATTAAATTCCTCTAATGACTTGTGTAGATAATTTTGAAAACCTAGCCTATTAGTATCTGTTCCTCTGTTGTATTCTTTCCATCGATTGTCACCTATTCCAAATATAACAGTATCACTAGCACAAACATCTAAAATTTTACAAAGTTCAAGTTGTTTGTCTCTATACTTGTTAAACATATAATCAGCAGTAAACTCTGCCATTAAATGTATTCCAAGTTGTGCGCCATACCTGTTGTTATAACTATGCTTGTGATAAACAAGTAGTAGATCGTCAGTGTCTTCTCTTGTTAATCTTAAACCTATTCTAGCATGAGCCACTGGAAATACTTTACTCAAACTAAATGTTATATCAGTAATACATTCGTGATTAAAGTTAAATTCTACTCCTGAACTAATACCAAAGTAACAAGCATCAATTAATACAGGAATCCCCATTGCACTACAATTATGTAATATAAAATCCATTTGTTTATGTTTACAACCTGTATCAGCAAATGGTAAACTAATAACTACAGCATCGTTTTTATCTAACCTATCATCTTCTAAAAAATCCCAATCCCAATCACGCCATGCTAGTTTATGGTATAAGTATTCGCCTTTAAAACAACGGAACCTTCTGCTTTGATTATTCCAATAAAATTTTTCAAAGCCTTCAGTTGTACCATTAGAATATACTGCATGTTTAAATTGATCTAAACCTAGTATAGTATGATTTTTAGATTGCTTAATCCAGTTTAAAAATGTTTTGATGTACTCGTTATTATCTGTTTGTAATACATTGTATGCATCAGGGGTAAAATTACGAATATGATCTATTACTTCATTGTCGTGAACAGCGGCACTGTGTCCAAATTTCATATCTCGTTTATCGTATTCAAATTTGCTCATAACCATGTTACCTGCATTACTACACAATCATCAAAACCAAAATTACCCAATCCGTGCCATGCTTCCCCTTGCCATGTATAAGTTGTGCCTACTTTCCAATGTGTTTCAATAGAATTTTCAACTTGAAACATTTGTCCAAAAGACCAATCAGTCATCATAACAATAGTACGTTTTATGTTATCATGATCTTTTTCAGGTATATTGTTAAATTTTATAAATGTTGCATAGCTATCGTAATGTTTTATTAGGTTGTGTCCGGCTGTAAGTTTTAAAAAGTTATAATTATGATCTACTGTTTTATATGTGTCTAAGACTACTTTTAAGCCTTCTGTAAGCGGCGGACGGATACTCATGTAGTGTTTAGTGCATTCGCTAGAAATATTCATTTTAGCGTACATTTCTTCTAATTCTAATTTTTTACGTGTTGCAGGAGTGTCCCAAATATCGTCTTTAGGAATCTCATTAGTCATTAATGTTTCTTTCCAATCAAACGTTTTCCATTCTTCGTTCCATGTTACAGGTATTGAACTTTTAGTTAACACTTATATGCTCCTTTATATATGTTGCGTTAGGTATATCAAACTCATCTAACATAAGTGTAAATGCAACCTTACTATTATAATCTAAATCTTTAACATCAAGACGAGGTGGATATGTCAAAACGTTAGTTGACCAATTAAACTTATTATCAGCTATCCATTTATGCAATTCTGGCAATCCGTGCCAATTATTTTTATGTATTGTAGTATGTATTACAACATCAAACTTTTTTATAAATTCATTTACATTATTTACAACTTTGCTCCAAACACTGTTTGATCTTACAGCTTCATTTAATTTAGCATACCCGTCAATACTTACTATAAATTTTACTTTTTTACACTTGTTTAATAAGTTATAATCTTCTTGTTGTAGACTATGCATACCATTTGTATTATATATGACTTCTAAATTTTCTAAGTTTTTTACAGTTTGTAAAAATTTTCTATGGCGACTTGTCATTAATGGTTCGCCACCTAAAAATAATATTTTGTTTACACTATCTGGTATATTACATAGTTCTTCTGTACTTACTATAACTTGTTTAGGAGTTGCATCTGGATTGTCTTTTAATGCCCATGTATGACTCCATTCACTCCAACAACCGTCACATGCTAAGTCGCATATATTATCAAACCCTATTTCAAAGTATTGTAATTTTATATTATTAGTATCATAAATTTTATTAAACTGTTGCCTAAGACTTTCTTTACCATTATCTTCTTCATGCATACATTTAGAACATTCAGATAATGTAGATACATCTGTATTTCTTAGTTTTTCATATTGATCACTATGCAATATAGTACTTACATCGCCATCAAACGTCTGTATAGGATTTTTAAATCTGCAACAAGGAAATATACGATTACCGCTTCGTAGGTTAGTATGATTCCAGAAAGCTGAACAGTGTTTCATATAATTATTTATATACGCACATAATGGATAAGTATGTATATGAGAGGCATTTTAGCATGAATAAACACGATTTTGAAATAGCAGACTGGTTATTAAATAAGTCTGACTTTGGCTGGTTAGAGTTAGATATTGAATTCAATTTAGACGCTTGGAAGAAAGAAACTAGTGCAGCTCATTTCTTTAATCATAGAGGCAACGATCATCCAGGTTGGAATAGTAGTTGCATACATGGTATTGATGTTGATAAAACAGGTGCATGGACTAATTACGGAGACTGGACTAGCGAAAAAGATGTTCCGTACAAGTGGACTAGTATTAGTGAACATACTCCAAATATAAAAAAGTTTTGGGAAGACTTTCCTTATGAAAGCTATAGACGAATACGTTTTATGGAATTAGAACCTAACGGTAAAATTAATCCTCACAGTGATGCTCCTGGAAGATTGCCCGGAGAAGATAATTTAGATATGTTAGATTTTGGTGTACCTATTAATATTGCATTAGTACACCCTGACAACTGTGATATGACTTTAGAAGGACATGGTACTGTACCGTTTAAAGAAGGTAAAGCATTTATTATTAACATTAGAAATGTTCATAGTTTCGTAAACAACTCGTCTATACCAAGAATACATTTAATTGCTCACGGTATCCCAGGTAACCGTAAGGATGATTTTGTAGAATTAGTTGCAAGAAGTTATAGGAAACAGTGTGAAAAATAAAATACTGTTTTGCATTATAGATGATATAGACTCATATGCAAATGAGGAAATAAAAACTACTATACGTAATATATTAGACTTTACTATTTCTAATTTACATATTAAAGGATATGACGTAATAGTAGATAAAGATGAAAATAGTTTACTACAGAACGCAACCAATTACGACTATGCTGTAGTAATGAGTCCCGGAACTGAGTTTTTAAATGGATTTGCATTTTTTGAAGCACTAAACAAACTTATAAACAAAGACTTTTTTGTAGCTGGACATATTTTGGATCGCAGTAAATATGATGCATATTACGAGCTACATCATCAGTGTTATGTGGTTAATATGGCGTCTTATAACGCATTACAAAGCCCTACAGTAGGTTATTTACAAAAAGACGTACAACACACCCAGGTATCTCCTAAACGCAGTAAAAGCAATATACACGACGATTATACACCAATTAAATTAGAAAAAGGCGTCAAATATGTAAAATATAAACACAAATGTCATGGGTGGAATTTACTTAGAGTGGCATTTGAAAATAACCTACGTGTAATAGTTTTTGGTAAAGATATTAGAAATAACAAACGCCACTATTATCCCGAAAGCGAAAAAGACTTTTACAAGCATCTTCATTTTATAAAAGAAAAATTAGACTTTTGTAAAGACGAATTTGTACATACAGACAACACAGAATGGTCTACTGGTATCACAGAAAAGTATCAGCAAATCGTCATACCAGCTAGTGGCACTCTTTACTTAGACTTAATTGAAGAAGGAACCGTCATACTTTTTGATTACAATCAACGTGCATTAGATTATTGGGAAGAGAAACTAACAAAAAAAGAAAAGATAAAATACAAGTTTATAAACACAAATTTGTTAAATGAAACTAATTTAGTAGATTACCTAGATCCAAATTTAAAAACATTAATAAATCTATCAAACATATTTTGTTACGAAGGTACTGTTGCACAATATTCTTTACAACATAGATTAACTGCACAAAATAATTTAGTAGAATCTTTAGAAGATAAAATAAAAGATATTACAATTAATTTTACTATGAAAGCCAATTCTGGGCATTAGGTTTTTAATTTATAGTGTCAATATACTCGGTTACCTGTAATACATATCTATTGATAGTAGATAAATTTGCGGCACCGTGACTATCGTTAGCGTCATAATATTCAAATACATCACCTCTAGCATAGTGTTGTATAAGTTGTTCGTCATATATAAAAACATGCCCTGGAACATAATCTTGTAAAGGAATCCAATAACGCTTACATTTTCTGTCATGTGTGTGCGGGTCAGTGTGCATAGGCATGTATTGTCCAGGTAACATTTTAGTTATCCACCAATGTATTTCTCTATGTGACCACGGAAGTTTAATATCAAAGTCTACGTCTTGGCTTTCGTATACATACCACAATGTTTTTGAAAAGTCAATACCTGCTTTTTTTGCTTTGTCAAATTCAGCACGTTCAATATCATTGATAGGATTCCAAGTTCCGGGACGAGCTTGTCCTGAATTTTTATCTATAATATCTATCCAATTAGGATCAATCATTTTTTTATAAAAATTTCCTAAGTATTTCATATCAATAACTTTCTAAATGATTTATTCCTAGTTTTTCTTTAAACTCTGATGTAAACTTACAATCAATACGTAACCCGTATTCTACTTCTTTTGATTCTTCTCCCCCGTGCCAGTCTTGGTCATTCCAAAATGCCGCATTACAGTTTAGATAATGTTTGTTTTCTGACTCAGGATCCCATATATAAAATCCTCTTTTTGTACGATAGCGTATGTGTATAAACTCATCATTGTGCGGACTGTACTGCTTATCATCATGTACACCATTGTCTGCATCTAAGTCTCTGTGTTCAAATGCTCTACCATTATGATCACAATGAAAGAATATAACTCTACCTATGCGATCAATAATACCTTGTGTTTGTAAATTTTCTACCCATTCAACAACCCCAGGAAAGTAACTTGCTTCATCTGTCTTTTGTCGTTCTGCACTACGCTCATTCCAATCACCTTCGTTCCATAAAAAATAATATATGTACGGATCGTTTGCTCCTAGTGTAGTTTTTAAGTAACGTGTAAAAATATTACGCTGTTTATAATCGCCAAAGTCTGTAGGCATAATTTTATTACCTTCAATCTTGATAGGATCATTATCGTCTAATGCTTGATATTCATCCCATGCTTTGTATATAGGTTTCCAATTTAGTATGTAACTACTGTCTTTCCATTCAAAGCCAGGTGCCATCCAAGTACCTTCTTTTGCATAGTCTTTTGCTAGTGCAAAGCCTCTACATATTTCTGCATGTAAATTTCTAAATTTTTCTATATCAAGATAAGGGTCTAAGTTAATATAGGGCTTGCCGCCAATTCCTTTAATCATATAGATATTTACCGTTAAATATAGCTATGAGTAACAACTTTGAATATTACTATAACACAGTACCAGGAAAAGGTCTTTGTCGTAATAACTTAATTTATACTAGTCTTATTAGCAAGGATAAGAAAACATTTTGTCAATGGTATTACAACGACGAAGGATATCATGGCGGACATAATCAAGTAGTTGATCCAGCCCTAATGGATGAAAAGTTTGAAAGAGAAATTATGTTCCTTAAATTAATGGGCAAAGAGTATCCGCAACATGTACCAGCATTTACTATTGACTACGAGTTTCGAAAAATTTATTTGGAAATTAGCGGTCCGGATATGTGGGAACTTGCTAGATGCACAGGAACAGATTATAGTAAAGTATTGCCAGACTGGGATACACAGATGCTTGAGATTATCCAAGCACACAAGGATCTAGGATTGTACAAATACAGTATGCACCCTAGTAGTTATTTTGTAGTTGAGGGGAAATTAAAAAGTATTAATTACTTCTTTACATACAGTGACCAAGATCTTGGTATTAGTTTACGAAGTGTAATGAGTCATATTAGTGAAGATAGACAAGCAGACTTGTTTCCTAAAATGAAGGCTGCTGGAATTGACGTAAACAAAGATACTCCTCATTCACAAATACAGTTACTAGCATTTGATAGTTTTAAAACAAACTTTCCTGATGAAGTTATGGAAAAGGCAAAAGCAATCTATGCATAAGATGGTACAGTGGAACAAAGACTTAGACTTGTCTGAGTTTTACAATGAAGCAGATCGCCGCGGCTTTGTTAATAACTCAAGTCAAAAAGTAATGATTGACTGCTTTCACAATGAACGTGAATGGAATGCTTGGATACTTTATAGTGATGACAAAGCAATAGGAAGTGTAGCAGCTCACTCCTTTGATGATGTTATGGGGCCTAACTCATATAGAATACTTACAAGAGTATGTACGTTTGGAGAAGCAAGACCACACAACGGATTAGTAAAAGCAAATAGGCTTTGTGCTGAACATCAAAACTTGACAGATCAGTTTATGCTTCCTGCTTGTTTAGAATGGACAAAAGGTAAAGGTAGAGTGTATGCAACTTCAAACAAAAGTAAAGAAGGAAGTCAGCGTCTAGTACACTCTATATATTTTCCTACACTTGCTAAGATAGGTGTAGTAAGTAAAATTAAAGAAGTACATTATAGACACACAGATCAAACTGTGTGGGAAATACACCCCGATAAATTTTATGCTAATTTAGAACTGTATCCTAGATGGGTCTAAGTTAGGATTAATACGTTCTAGCTCAGATTTAACATGTTCCGTTAATTTCCACCTAAATTCAATTTGTCTTATACTAGGTTTTTCTGCCCAAAACATAATTGTATCAACAATGTCTTCAAGAGGTGTATTGTAATCACTATTAAATGCAGTAGGATCATTTTTATCAAAATCTGTACCTTCAATAAAACTTAAATCTAAATGTAAAATAGGAATACCATTTGGATTTATACTTTCTAATCTACATGCTTCTGCAAGTTCTTGTTTGTCATGTACATAATCTGTTGGAATAAGTTCAGGATAATGTCTACTAACACTGCCCATAACAACCATTATGTTTACTTTGTCTTTAAGTGCATGAAAAAGTTTTAGTTGTTGCTTGTCTCTATATGCGTTGTTTATAAAGAGGTCTGCACCTGCTGCTTCTTGTACAATCTTATCAAAATCTTTTTCAATATCATAACCGTTGCTACGACTCATACCTATAATCTTATGACAACTAACTTCTGTAAATTTATCAAATATTGCTTTACCAATACCACCGGTGTGTCCTGTAATTACAATTCTATCTTCATTCATTTACATTATATCCTATAAAAGTTATGTCTGGATTTTCTATCCAAAATTTAATACTGTTGGTTATTAATTTGTAATTTTTATAACTGCTACTTGTAAGTCTAAGATATAACAATGGACTATGTGTTGATATACTTTCGCAATATTTTTCTAGTAAAATTTTTTCTTTAGTGTATTCTAACATCTGTGTGTCGTTATGCAATGTTGCTATACTGCCCATAACTACTAACTTACATCTTTTATATAAACGTACAACGTATTCTTTTTGACTAGCATGTGCATTTAATATTACAAGGCTATCATCTTCAATACTATTACAAATAGAATCTATATCAGTATTAAGATCAAGTGGTCTATCTAATGTTGTACAATCAAACATATCAGCAAGATGCTTACCTAGTCCTCTGTTTGTGCCTGTTATATATATTTTCATTTTACTAAGTCATCTAGGTTTTTAAAAAAATCTTCACCTAAATGATTTTCAATTACTTGTTTTAATTTACTGTTTTCTAAATTTTTTAATTTTCGATAAAGCACTACATTGCCTCGCTGAATATCCATAAACTTTTTTATATAGAATGGATCGTCAAATTTTGGATTTTCTTCTGGCATAAATTCACTCCTGTCTGTAAAGCCGATACGTTCTTTTTCAGCAAAGAAACAACTAGCTATCCATTTTGTTCCTTTATTAATTACCGTGCTTTCGTGTATAGTACTCCAATTAGTGGCTTCATCATAACACTGCTTGAAGTATAACATACTACCTTTTTTAGGTTTTATATCTACATCAAGTTTTGGAAAATATGTTGTGCCGCCTTCATAGTCATCATTTAAATATAAAATACCTGTACCTATTCTATCATTGCCACCATAAGAATAATAATTTATTTTATCTGGAAAGTATGGATAATCATGATGCAAGTCTAAATATCTGCCTACATCATAATTGTAAATATCAATAGCTTCTATAAGACTATTAGGAAATCCACAATTATCTACAATAGCATTTGCAATAATACCATAATGATGCGGATCCATTCCTAGACTAATGCCGCGTTGTTCTACATCTTCAGTAACCTGTGTATAACTTTCCTGTCTACTTTGTTTTCCACTATCTAAATTCATACCATCTATTTCATGTTTTGCAATTATTTCATCACACATTTCTTCTGATATAACGTTATCAAAAACAATTATTAACGGATTTTCGCAATACACTGTACCTTTATTCATAGAATAAGTTGGTTCTGGTACAGCATTATCTTCTATTACAGTAATATCGTTTGCACGTTCTTTACCTTCCCATTCAAATCTGTTAAACGTAACTTTTTGTCTTGGATTTAAAGTTTTTACATCACCTACTATGTGCCATTTCTCGCACATAACTTCATCACCGTTTTCAGCTTTTATAAAACCAAAACACTTTGAGTCATTAAACCATTGTACTATTCCTGTTTCCATTACCATGCGTTCCATATGTACTTAGGCACTAAACCGCAATTAGTTCCGGCATGCCATATTTTTCTATCTACCCATTCGTAAGTTGTTCCTTGCGGAACATTGTAAAATGTTTTGTCACCTGCAATAAAAATGTGTCCCCATTGAGGAGTTCCTATATGGCAGTGATACCTAGGACAATCAGGTAAATTTTCTTCGTCATCGTGTACGTCCCAATGAATTGGAGCATACCTTCCAGGCCACACTCTACTGATCCAAACATTTTTACAATCTAAATTGTAAAAGTTATTCCAGTCATCAGCAATAGTTTGATCAAACTGTTTGCCTGGAATAAACATATCCCAACCTGCTGTGCCGCCTTCATGTACTGTTTTGTATCCTGCTTCTTCCCACATATCTAGGATAGGATCTAAACCAGGAACATTATCTCCACGCTTGTGACTTGGTCCTACATACTCAGGATCAACACTTGCACATTGATCAATTACACTATCCCAATCAATAGTATTACATATCCCTAAATGTTTAATCTGCATCTGCATACCTATGATTTACTTTACTATGATGTTCTTCATCTGCTCTTACACATTTAATTAAATCTGATAGCCGAGCATCCTTTTTCATTTTATAATAATCAATTGCTAGTTGTGGTGCAGGAACATTTTCTACTTCTCCATTCTCTACCATTGCTAGATAGTCAGTATAACTTCTAACCGCTTCTTCTTCAAAGTATGCAATCATTTTGTGTGCAAGTCTATAACTGATCACATAGATTATAAAATAAAAAACCATAAAGATAATTTGTGCTAACACAACTAATAGTCTTTCAAAAAAGTTAGGGTTAGCGATTGCAATAAAAAACATCAAATGCATTCTTTCATTTTCTGCTTCCTCTAACATCTCTCTAATGTCAGGACCAAAACCTGTTTTCATTTTACGCAAACTTTTAAAATGCAACCACATGCCTGCAACCATACCAGGCACACCTGCTACTGTTTCTAGTACAACTGCTCTGTGTCCGTATCGTTTAGCAAAAAATGTATCTGCAAAGAATCTAAAAAACTTTGTCATTCCCATTGCTAATGCATTTCTAATTTTTATCATTTGTTTGGTCTTCCTAAAAAATGAAACATGTATTGCTTGTGTATTCCCATACTTGTTCCTGCATGATAACTTCTATAATTGTCCCATTCCCATATTTCGCCTTGTGGGCTATTATGAAAACATTCATCTTCAAGTATAAGAATGTTACCCCATCTTGGTTTATCCATAAAGCACACCCAACGTTTTAGTTCACCTAGTTTTAACCATTCGTCTTCTTTATCTTCTACATCCCAATGATATGGAACATTACGCCCTGGGTCAACTTCACTTACAAATACCCTTAAAGGTTCTGCGTTTATAATTTTAGCAAATTTATTTTGTATTTCAATATCAAAGTGTTCACCAGGGTAATAATCGTGCCAATATATTTCTTCTAAACTGTACCCGGCATTTTGCCATGTGTTTATAATACCCCTATAACTTTCTAGTAGTGGACCTTCTGCTTCTGCTTCACTGCGATCAACTACACTTGTTACTGTGTTTTTATCACCAGTAGTACATTGTTCGCAGGCTTGTACAACAGGGTTCCAATCAATTATACCTTCTGTAGTACCAAAGTATTTAGGCATCGGTTATAGTCCTTAATATCCACATAGGTCTAATACTACAATTAGCAATAAAACAATAATCATCAATATTATTAGTATGCGATTCATTTGGTTCTAGAACAAGTGCTTCATCTGTAGTTAAAATAGTTTGACCAAAAGACGAATCACGCAACGATGATAGTACTTGTTTTCCTTTATTGTTATGCCAATTCCAATGTAATGGTGCACATCTTCCAGGCAATACTTTTAAAACAATTTTATTATCATCAACATAAAATTCACGCCACTCAATTGTATCTATTCTAAAGTCATTTGCTAACAAAGATTTATACTTTTCTAAGATAGCACTATTGTCTTCACTAAAAAATGTACTTAAAGAATAGTATTTTGTTTCTAAAGAATTTAACTTTTCATATAATTCATTATTACTCATCTTGATATCCGTCCGTTGTTCCTATAAAATGAAAAAGATATTGTGGTTTACTACCTGTGTTAAATGCAGCATGAAAATCTCTATAATCATCCCAAAGATATAATCCACCTGCTTTTTCATTATAATGGCAATGATCTTTTAATAAAAACGCTTGTCCTGGATCTGGATCATTTAAAAACACTATATATCTAAAAATTTTACCTTCATTGGTTGGAGTTACAAGGGCAGAATCACATTCATCCCAATGAGGTGGCGCAACATTACCTGGATCAAGACGTGATACAAAAGACTTTAAGTGTTTAACTTTTATATGTTTAGAAAACTTGTCTATAAATTCTTTATACATATCTGTTCCTATCCATTGCCACCAAATTAAATCCCAACGATACCCGCATCCAAATAAATCGTGCCAATAATCATTCATTTCAGATTCATGAGTATTTTCTTCATTTAGTAAAGTTTTGTTCCAGTAATCCATGTAATCATCACCTGCTTGAACAAGTCCAGATGCAACGCCGCCATCTTTTTCACACCAAGATGTAACTTCATTCCAATCAAATAGGTCTTTTGTATTTCCTAATAATTTAGCCATGTTTTTCTCCAAATATTTCCCTATAGATATAGTTCATATTTTCTTCTCCCCATTTTACGTGTGTACTTAAACTACGTTTGTACATAGTTTCTAAATTTAATACACTGTCTACTGCTGCACCTGTTTCTTCTAATCTAAATTGTGCAGTTTCATGTATTATACCTTGCATCCATTTTTCTGCAATGTACGGTGATTCAACAGGTACACAACCATACCAATCAATAGCTTTCATCTGATTATTATTGTCTACATAATGACAATGCGGATACATTGTTAATTTATATACACCTTCATTATATTGATCTAGTATAATGTCTTTAATTTGTTGTTGCCAGTCTGGAACTGGCCAAGGTTTATTTGCATATATAATTTGATTACAACTTTTACCATACCATTTTATATAAATTTTTTTGTTTTTTATATCTATAATTTCTGGTGCATAAGGTTTACCTTCAAACTTTTTTAAGTAATGTAATTCATTTTGAAAAAACCAATCCACAACATCTTCTGTATACAATGGACGATCTTTTTGATCTCTGTATGCATATTCGTTAGGAAAGTTATAATTTTTGCAAAATGTTTTTCCGTCTTTACTTACTAAAGGCTCATAGGTTTGTTGAGCCATGCATTTAATTCCGCTAGGATCTAATTTTAAGTAAGGCTCAAATTGCGTTTCCATATTTCAATAGTCCTATCTAATCCTTCATCTAGTGTAACTTTTGGCTTCCAGCCTAATTTTTTAGTTATAAGTGCGTTGTTACTATTTAACCAGTATATTTCGCCGGCTCTAAATAACTTTGTATCCCAAGTGATTGTTCCTTTCCAGTCTAACTTTTTAGCAATTAGTTCTGCATAGTCTTTAATCTTAATAGGATTGTCTGGGCCAATTGTAAAAATACTTCCGTCATTACATTTGTCAGGATTATTAATTACTGTAGTCCAGGCATCAAGCATATCATCAACAAAAATAAAATTACGATACGGTTCTGCATAACCTAAATTACATTCTTCTGGATTTGTTAGCATTTGACTAATAATTTGTTCAGTTACAAAAAACTGATTGTCTTTTCGACCATAACAATTAGTTTGACGTAATGCTGTAAAAGGTAACCTTAAACAACGGTGTGCATATTCTAAATATTTTTCACACCCATACTTTGCAACTGCGTATGGTGCATTAGGATTAGGCTGTGTATTTTCATCAAATGCTATATAATTTTTTGGTATAATATTTTTTTCTACATCGTCAGATATAGGTTGCCAACCGTAAACTTCCATAGTACTTGCAAATACAAAATTTTTTAAATTTTTAACCTTAGTTGCTACTTCAATTAAATTTACAGTACCTACGTAATTAATTTCGCTAAAAGCAATTTGTTCGTAAAAACTTTGTTCTACTTCTGTACGAGCTGCAAGATGTACTATTATATCTGGCTTAACTGCTAATACTTCATCTGTTACACTTTTATGATCTGTTAGATCAGATACTAAATGGTGCAGTTGGTGATTTTGTAATCTTTCTTTTAAATGGGATCCTATAAAACCTGATGACCCTGTCATTAAAATTTTCATAAAATTTCTACCTTCATTTTTTCTGGTATAGGAATAGTGCTTATAAGATTTTCTTCAATATCAAATTGTATTCCAAATTTAACTATAGACACATTTGTAATAGTACCTTTTTTATTTGCACAATTTAGCCACGGACTTAACACGTTATCAAATTTATATCTTGGATTATCGTTGCCATATACTTTTACTGTTACAGGATTTTGTAATTTATTTTTGTTAAGTAACTTACGTACTACTAGTTGTGCTCTAACATGCTCACCAATGCTCATTGCAGTGTGTATTTTACCTGCATCCATATCATACCAAATTCCATCTTTTATAGTTTTATACATTTTTTGTTCTTCTAAATCTATAAGGTATGCTTCATCGCCAAATAAATTTAAATGATATCTGTCATCAATATCTGAATGAGCTGTATAACAACTAGGAGATTCTAAAATGATTACTCTTGCTTGTCCTTTATCTCCAGGTAAACTATTAAGTATAGTTTCCCAAGGTGTACCTAAGTATTCACTTTTTAGTTGCCAAGGATCATAAAAAAAATTCCCTGTTGGATTAGAAATATCATGTTTTCCTTTATCAAAAACATCTCCTATTACACTGTTTATATCGTCAATTGGTGTAGAAAACTTCGTCTTTATTAGCATACTCATATTTACCGTATTGTAGTTATATGCGTAGAAAACTTGGTAAATAATATTATGGAACTATACTTAAATCCTAGTTGGAAGCGTATAGGTATTAGTCTTAGTGGCGGAGCAGACAGTGCGTTACTAGCATATTTAATTTGTTCTAATACCAATGCAGAAATACATTTTACCAGTCAAATACGATTGTGGAGAACGCGACCTTGGCAAGAATACGTTGCTGATCAAGTAATTGAATGGTTTAAAGATCGCTTTGATCATACCTTTCATGTACATAAAAATTTAATACCTCCTGAAATGGAAGAGCCAAGCACTACATTAATTACCGACGAGTACGGAAAATTAAAACCCGGTAATAGAATTATTCTTAGAAGTTTTAACGAATTTATTGCTAGTAAACATAATCTTAATGCACTATATGCAGGAGTGACTATGAATCCTGACGTAGACTTTCCTGGAAAAGTTGAAGAAAGAGATGATAGTCATTTAGAGCCTCATTTTGTACACGACGGTATTGACATTTGCCATCCTTTCGTGTATACTAAAAAGGATTGGATTATTAGTCAATACATAAAACATGATATTGCTGATTTACTTAATTTAACTAGGAGTTGCGAAGGTGATATTGATGCATATCCTGAAGTGTTTAAAGACTTAGATTATAAAACTTATAAACCAGGACAACATGTACCAACGTGTGGTAAATGCTTTTGGTGTTTAGAACGAGAATGGGGAGTTATAAATGCCATGCAAAAGTAAAACATTTTGTATGCATCCGTTTACTGGTCTTGCTACTAGAGAAGACGGTGCTATAAAAGTTTGCTGTCGTAGTCAACCTGTTGGTTGGATACAAGAAGAAACATTAGAAGAAGTTTGGAATGGCGACAAGATGAAAGAAGTTCGCCGGCAAGTAATGAATGATGAACGTCCTGATGTATGTAAGCCTTGCTTTGACTTAGAAGATCAGGGTGTAGAGAGCTTACGACAGCGTCATACAGCAGGAGTAATACCTGAAGCTAGGGTTAACTTATATCCTGATGCATTAGACGCTTTAGACGACGATTATAGCATGCCTTTTGAGCTTCCTACAATGGAAATTAAACTCAATAACTTATGTAATTTAAAGTGTCGTATGTGCAATCCACTTGATAGTACTAGTTGGAAGGATTGGAACCAAGTTACTGAGTTCTACAAAAAAGAAAATAACTATCTTATTCCTACAGTTGAAAAATTAGTTGATACTCCTGGAAAGTATATAGGTCCATTTGATAACTCAGATAACTGGTGGTCTAGTTTTGAAAAACTACTACCTTACTTTAGGCGAGTAGAGTTTGCAGGTGGTGAACCACTAATGGATCCATACCATTACAAAATTTTAGATAGACTAGCAGAGTACGGAGAGAATATAGAAATCAAGTATGCTACTAATGGCACAACACTAGGTATTAAAGGTGGGCGTACTATACATGACTATTGGCCTAAGTTTAAAAGTGTTGCTGTAAATGTAAGTATAGATGGTTTGCATGACACATATGAATACATTAGAGGTAATGGTAAGTTTGCAGAAGTAGAAGAAAATGTAAAAGTGTTTAAGAGTTTTCCTAATGTAAGTAGAGTTGTAGGTGCGTTTACTGTACAAGCAAACAACATAATGCAGATAGACAAAGTTATTGATTACTTCTTAAACGAAATGGGTATTATTTTTTATTCTCACAGAGTAAACTATCCAATGTCGCTTTCAGCACAAGTGTTACCGCCAGAACTAAAACAACAAGTTATTACTAAACTTGAAGCAATGAAAAAAACTGTACTAACATATTCATTAGTTCAAGAAAACGAATTGCTTAAAAAAGTTACACTACAACAAATACAAGACAATATTAATTTTTTGCAGGCTAAATGTATGTACAACACACACTGGCAAGACTGTATAGCGTTTAACCATAATCTAGATAAAACTAGAGGGCAAGACTTTCTCACAGCCAACCCTGAGTTTGCTCCTTATGTATAAAGTAGAACCGAGATGGGACTCACATGCAGAATCAGTTCACGTTGAATGGAACCTTGGAAAGCGTTGCAATTTCGATTGCACATATTGTCCTGCAGAAATACATGACAACTTTAGTCCTCATACTAATATAAAAGTTTTAACGGATGCCGTTGATGCACTAGCAGAAATAGGCAAACCTGTAAGATTAAGTTTTACAGGAGGAGAACCTTGCGTACATCCTGATATAAAAGAACTACTAGAACATGCTTCACAAAGAGTAGACTGGATTAATATAACTACAAACGCTACGTTACCACCTAATTTTTATAGTAACTTAAACGTAAATCATTATGTTTTTAGTTTGCATTTTGAGGAAGATGAACATTGGCGTAGATGTATAGATACTGTAGTTGCTTTTTCACAACTAAATGAAGCAGATCAAAATATACCATTTCAAGTAAATATTATGGCACACCATGAACATATGGACAGAGTAAAAATGGCTACTAATTTATTTGACGGACACAATGTCCCATATGTAATTAGACGTATACGCTGGACAGAAGCAGAAAACCGTGATTGGTTTGACGACATGAAATATAATGAACGTGACTTACAATGGATATTAAGTAAAGATTCTACTGCTAAAGAAAACTGCGTAGTTGACGACAAAGATTTATATCATGCTAACGATATCATTAAAAAGAAAATGAATAACTTTAAGGGCTGGAAATGTTCGGCTGGTATTGAAAGTTTAATGATTAACTGGGACGGAGAAGTTCATCGTGCAACTTGTAGGGTAGGCGGTAGTTTGGGAAATATTTATAATGGTAGTTTTGAAGAGCCTGAACAAGAAATTATTTGTACTCGTCAGTGGTGTACTTGTGCTGCTGATATCCCATTAACTAAGATTTCCATTTAGTAATGTGTGTATCAGGTTGACAACTACAACTAGTCCTGGGACATACTATTGTTTTTAAATCCATTTTAGCTTTATTAAAACGTAAAATAAAATCCTCTGCAAACATATTAATATCTGCATCTGCAAATACTTGCTCTTGACAGCTACCTGTAACACTGCCATCATGTGTTATTACTAAGTTTTCTATAGCAACATTACATTTCCAACCTTTAAAATAATTAGATTGCTCCATTATATATTTGTTTGGTGTTGCTGGTACTGCAGCATCATTGTTATACATTGCTATACTTTCATGTATTCTAAATCTATGTAGGTTAGAAATAATCCAATCGGAATTAGGAGCACGTTTTAATGGTTGCTGTAAAAATTTTAGTTGTTCTTCAGTGTAACTTTGTATATCATAGCCTGGTGCATCTACTACTTCTTTTGCTTGTATAATCCAAGGTTGCTCACTTGTCTTCATAACTTCAATTAGTTCAATACATCTATTCCAGGCTGACGCATCCATCAACATTAGTCCAGTAACATCCTTGCCATTAGCAAATAAGTAATCACCAACAGCTATAAAATTTTCAATGTTTACATCTTTTTGATGGCAACTTAGTACAAATTCATCTACATCCTGTGTATTTTTTTCAAACCATCTTACAGTTCTACTACCATTAGTAGTACATTGTATATGCACACTATGATTTTCTTTTATTTCTCTACAAAACTGTGCAAAATGCGGCCACAGTGTGGGCTCGCCGCCACCTACTACATTAATTTTAAAATGTGTTTTGTTGTGTGTCATTATATAATAATCAAATAATGCTCTAAAGTTTTTTATTACAGTATCGATATTTTTAGGATAACGTAATTTATTAGTTACGCTACCTGGAAAACAATATGCACAATTAAAATTACATATATCTGTAGGCCAAAATCTAATGTCTAATGTCTCTGGATCTTGAGTAGTAATAATCTTAACTAATTCTCTCATAATAAGTGTGCTAACTCCGGAAATACTTTTGCGGCTTTTAATCCACGTATTGCATCTAGTTTGTTTACATACTCTTTAAATCCTGGAAGTAAATGACTATTGTCTTGTGCATTCATATGATTAAGAACTGCTTCCCAACGTTTCCAACCATATGGATTATGTTTCCAATAGTCGTCATCTTGCCTGTAGTTGTTCCACAGCCAATCTTTAAAATCCATAAAGCGTTCTTTAACTTCTTCTTTATCTTCTTTTGGCAGTATTTGTATACTTAGAAACGTTGGTATATATAATAAGTGCATGTTTACTAAACCTCCGCCCATTTGTACGCCGCCGGGTACTTCACCAACGTTGAGTTTTTTAAATCCGCTCTCTACTTTCCATTTCATAAAGTCGGGTAGATGTTTTACATTGAATATTTGTATCGCTGTTGCTAAACTAGTTTGTATATTATCAGGAGTATTATCTAACAAGTGTAATGTTTTTTCTACAGTACTCCAGTCAGTTGGATGTCTAATATATTCATCACGTTCATAACTAGCATCCATACTAACAGCAAATTTTACTTTCTTAAATTTACTCCATAATTCAATTAAATCTTCGTCAACTAGTAATCCGTTTGAATTGTAACGCAATAATATTTTATCTTGGTACCCTTGCCTAATAATTTCTTCAATAAACATTTTATGTTCTTTGATCATTAGAGGTTCGCCTCCGGCAAAATATACTTGTCGTAAATTTGGTATTTGAGAATTCATTTCTTCCCAAAACGTATCTTTTTCGTGCCACTTATTATTAAATTCTTTTTTGTCCCATTGCATTTGTCTTAGTACTTCTGGATCTTCTAACTGAGGTATTAGTTTTTTATGATCCATTACCCATTTACTACTATCATGTGGACTACACATAACACACTTAATATTACATGTATGTCCTAAACGTAAGTCTAAGTATTTTAAGTTTTCTGGAACAGTACCATCTTCTTTAGTCTGTCTTACAAGCTCAGGAATATCAACACCGTCTTCCATCCATGTGTAACTCTCCCATACTCGTTTACTTGCTACACCTTTTGATTCTTCTTCAAAACACTTACGACAACTTGCAGGTATTTTACCATCTAACATAGTAGTACGTACACTTTTCATGTAATCATTATTCCATGCTTCCATAGGTGTTTCTCTACCAAAGTTTGCAGGTTTACCGTGTTCCATTTTAACTAAACCTACTTCGTGGTCTTGACCTGCACCACTGGCATTTGAAGAACAACATAATCTCATATCACCGTTAGGTCTAGTAGCAAAGTGTATCCATGGCAGGACACAGAATGTTTTACTTCCGGCAGCTTTTGCTATAGCGTCTGTATATTTGTCTAAATCAGACATTTTGTTTTTTTCCTATTATCATATATCTATCATATTTTTCAAAAGATAATGTTTCAGCAACATCAACTTTTAAGTTTGATTTTTTAACAAACTCTTCTAAATTTTTACTACAATTTATATGCTCATCTAATTCAAAATAATTATTACTTTGTAAAACTACTGTAGAACTTTTTGGTACATTACTTAACCATTCTAAATACTGCTCTTGATTTATATGCTCACAACTAGTGTTAATTATAAGATAAGGTGGTTTATCATATTTATAAGTTACCATATCTTGTGTAATGCTATTAAACTTTCCTTGTATTTCATATCTTTTATTAATTGTATTTGCTGTATTTTCACACGTTCTATCAATATCAATAGATGTTATATGCCTAATACCTAAATTTGAATTAAACAATAGTGATGATAATACTCCGTTCCACCCACCATGAATAACTACATCAGCATTCATTATAGATCTGTTATGTTTTTCTAGTGCTTCTATTAACCAAATTTTACTTTTTACTTGTCCTTTCCAAAAACTTTCAAGTGTACGATATCGGTTATCGCTATTACGAATAGCGTCCATCCAAAATAATACATCTTCTATATCAATCTTCATTATCGATCACTTTAAATATGTTTGGTTGAGATTTTGCACTTTTTATATAATGTTCTCTATTATAGTATAATTTATTCATAATTTTATTACATTTTTCACGTTTGTCAGACTCTGAAAGATTGCAAAATTTTACAATTTGTTGTATTGCTAAATCAACTCTTTTTACATGGTTAGGTTCATTATCGTAAGATTCGTCAAACAATTCTTCAAAAGTTTGATATCCTTTCTCTTTTAATAATTGCAACATTTTTGGAGGACCAATCACAATAAATGGATGTAAGTTATAAAATGCTTTATAAATTTTTTCTGTAACAAATCTATGCGTAATAGAAGTTTCACTAATAACACTAAAATAAGTATGTCCGTAGTGATCAAAGTTAGTTTGATCTGTAACACTTAATGAAAATTTATCTGAAGGTATATCTAAAATCATAGGCTTAAAGTTATCTACAAAATTATCTAAATGATCTGACCCTGCATTATTTTTGTTAAGTACATCAACACATTCTTGTAAACTAAAGACACCATTTGTATACTCGGTTGCTGTTAAACTAACAATACCTTTATCTAAAACGTTGTGTTTATCTAACTCTGATACTGCATATAGTCTGTGTGGTCTAAGTTTACCATTGTAAAAAAGATAGTCTTTATTTTTTCCTTCAACTGCATCTAAATAATATTTTGCAAAAAAGTCTATACTGATAGGAACAAGGAAATCTTCAATAACATTTTCTTTTAAAAACAATTTATAGTTTTCTTTTAGATCATTATCGCCAAACACTAGATAAATTTTTCCTTCTATATCATTATGTTTAACACTTTTATAAATGTTTATTAACCAATCATCTAGAGAATGCCCTTCTTTAGGATAATATAATATTATTTTTAAACCTTGACGTAGTAAACTCTTTGCTTGTGTAGACATTAATGAAAATAAGTCAACATCTTTGTATACATTGTGTAATTCTATTATATAATAATTTTTATTGTTAGGATTAAAGGTATCTCCAACTTGTTTTGATTCTGCATCAAATATAGTTCTATTACTATAAACAAAGTCTTCATGTTGGCAGTTTACCTCTGCATCATACCATAGTGTAATCATATTTTCCTCTTTGGTATTTTGCTATCTGCACTACTTACACACGTAGGAGTTATACACTTAGATGGTGTCTTAAACAGCGTAAAACCGTCTTGTAGCGTTCCTAACGGTTCGTCATGACATGAATAGCTTCTGCGTACTTCATGCTCTCTAATAACACAACTTTGATAGCCTGCATTACAATTCCAACCTTTAAATTTGTTAAACCCAAACGCATTAAAACGTTCTGCTTGATCAAACTTGTATTGATTGTTATTATCGTCTACTAATTTAATTTGATATATTTCTTCGCCATTCCAGCTTTGTGGAAATCCTATTTGCATAAGATGTTTTTGTTCTTGTGTATAACCGTCAACTATAGCAGAAGCAGTAGGATTTGATTGAGGTTTAAGAGTTACATTAATACCTCTTTCAGCAAATCTCTCTAATCTTTCATAAAGCTCATTAAATAATTCTGGTACCATTACTTGATTAATTGTAACATACACACCGTTATCTATCAACTGTAAACATTTGTCACCAAACTCTTGCTCTTTAGCAAATTCAGCATGGTAACTAGCGGTAATACTTCTACGTTGAAGTTTAGATGTTGCTTCTATCCATTTATTCCACCATATGCTTCCTGGCGAAAGGTTAGTTGTCATATGAATACTTTGGTATTCTGGAGCAGGATCATTTGCATAGTGTTCTATCACTTTGCCAAAATGCTTATAGGCAGTAGGTTCGCCGCCGCTAAAAGAAAAGTGGAAATCAGTGAAGTTATTTTCACGTGCCTGTGCTTTGATACTATCTATGGTGTTTAAGTACAATTCTAAATCTTGGTGGTCTGGGGTACTAGATCTAGCGTGTGGCCAGCAATAACTGCACTCATAATTACAAAATCTAGCCAGGATCCACGAAACTGCAAAAAGATGAGTCTCTAGCATCGTTTGTTGGCCAAACTTGGTTATATTATCCCATGGGATACTTTGAAAATTATTCATACTTATTATTACTATCGTAAATTAATTTACTACATTGTCTTGCACATGTCATACACTTATCTTTCCCGTTCCAATAAGTATTTAACTTCGGCCATAGGGCTCCTGTTTGCTTTAAGGCACCGTGTTGGCACTTAGGAATGCCTATTACTTCTAACATTTCTTTTGTATTTTGTACACTTAAATTTCTAAGTTTGTGTATAGGCAATGTTTCTTCTATTGGCTGTTCTAAACTGTCGCCGCCTATCCAACAACACGGAAATATGCTTCCATAAGGGTCAACATATATACTTTGCTCGTTTGTACACTTAGGATCAATTACACTTTTTTCAATAGCACTTTCTCTAAACTGTACATCTAACAAGTTTTCTAAACTTTTGTTTGGGGTCTTTTTCCATTTGGGCAATTCTGCTGGTTTTAGATAATATTCAATATCCCCTTTAACATTTTGTACTTTGTATTCTTTCATTTCATAGAATCTCGTAGTACTAATAAAATTAACTTTGTCTACTCCTAAGTCAAGTAGATATGACTCTAGTTCTTCTGTTTCATGTTCGTTATGTGCAAATACTAAACTATCAACTCTTGCTGTTCCTCCTGCATTTATAAAAGCACTCATATTTTCTATAACTTTTTCAAATTTTGTATTACGCCTATATAACTCATGTTTGCCTGGAAAGCCATCTACAGCAAAAATTACTTCGCTGTTACGTTGTGTTCCTATTGCTATTGCAAGTTTACTCCACCATTTAGGATCACGCATTCCTCCATTAGTGTGTAATGCAAGTCTAGTTTCCTTGTTACACGATCTTACGTATTCATATATTTCTAAACAATCTTTTGCAAATGCAGGGTCACCGTAATTTCCACAACTATAAAAGTTATACAATTTTTCTAAAAATTCTTTTGGAAACCACTCTTTAAATTGCTCTATAGAAATATCACCATTACGTATAAAAGGCCTTACTGCGCCGCCGTGATAATTCCTTGCACACATTGGACATTGTGCTTGGCACTTATCAGTAAGTTCAATGTGTACTGATGTAATATCTTCAATTTTCTGCATTAAATTTTTCTCTTAGCCAAGCAAAATCATTTATTAGCCGAAGGTCAGCCCCAATAGAAAGGCCAAACTCCATGCCAGCCCTAGCACCTCTAATCGCATACTCACGAAATCTTCCATTAGCTGTAGTAGTCCATATTTTAAGTCTTTCATCTGTTTCTTCCTGATCTTGTCTATCAATTACTTTACTACTTAATTTTGCACATTCTCTAAATGCACTTTTCCATGTACTCCAAGGATCTGTATCAAACACTGAAATATTACTAACTGTAGGCATCGCTTTAAATTTAGGGCTTAATGTTGTCGTCATATCAGTAGTTTTTTCATTCATATTTAAACATGCTTTAGTAGGCAATAGTTTTGCACCGCCATAGCCATACTCTAAATTATTTACAGGATTTTTTGCTCGCCAAACATGTACAGTATCTTGATCCCAACTTGCAACTTGATACGAAAGATCAAAATCATCAACAACTTCTGCATCTCCGTCAACTACAAAAAACATATTTGTTTGTACTCTTTCTGCGGCTTTTTTATGTGCTTGATGTATACCATCGACATCTCTTATCCATATTAAGTTTGTACTTGGAGATGTTAATTGTATATGTTCTTGTAACTTCCTAAAATGTTTATCTGCATTAGATTCGTAATAGCTAATAAACACAACATCAAAAGTTTTAGGTATTGAAGCGTTTATGTCTAATTCTTTTTTTCTCATAAAGAACTTATAATCATATTCTTTACTGCTTACTTGTACATCTTTAGAACATAAAAATATTCCGTCATAGTATTTTTGATTTTTAAATATATGAACTATATCTTTATCCCATGTAGGTATTTGGTAATTAAAATTAAAATTATCAACATTAAGATTTGATGTAACTACATAGTAAAACTTAGACTTAATCTTTGACCGTTTACTTAAATATTCTTGATAATTAGAACAATATATTACTTCATTTATTTCAGGAGTAGACGCAACAATGTCTATTTCTTTTTTGTTTGTAAAAAATCTGTAGTCAAATTCTTTTTTAGATACTTCTTTGTCTTTATGTTGGATCCATACACCATCGTAATAATCGCCATTTTTAAATGCATGTATGATATCCTTTTCCCAATACGGAACTTTATAATTAAAATTAAAATCGACTTTTAAATATATATCACATGGTACTACATAAACAAAATCAGTAG